TTCCCCCACCGTTAGCAGCAGTATACCAACCTTGGAAAGTATAAGTATACTGAGCATCATTTGAAGGCATAGTCAAAGTACAAGAGCCTTTCGACCCATAAGCAACAGATTGACTAGTCCTATTCAAAGATCCGTATGTTGTTTGATAACCTATTGTATAACTCCGTCTAGTTGCAGTCCAATGTGCATATATTGTAGTATTACCTGCACCCATTGTCGTATTAGCAGTAACTTGCGTTCCACCACTAGCAGCAGTGTACCAACCTGCAAATGCATAGGTGTATTCAGCATCAGAAAACTTCGTAGGCGTCGGCAAAGTACCATAAGCACTTCCATATTGAACGCTCTTAGAAGCAGGACTTACTGCATTACCACCATTAACATTATAGGTTAAAGTATAACTATTAATAGACCATTGAGCATAATAGGTAACAGTACCAGTTATCTTAGTAGTAGATGAAATTTTCGTACCACCACTAGATGCTGTGTACCAACCGAGGAATGTATAACCTGTCCTAGAACAAGTCGGAAGAGTACCTAATTCTGAACCATACGTTTTAGTAATAGTTGATGGGCTAGGAGTACCACCACCGTTACCATTGAATGTTGCAGTGTAACTTCTAGGAGTAGCAGTCCACTGAGCATAATAAGTAACGTTTCCTGTTACAGTAGTAGATGCAGATATTTGAGTACCACCCGTTGTAGCTGTAAACCAACCCTTAAATGTATAAGTATATTGAACATCAGCAGCTCTTGTCGGAGTAGGTAATGTGCCTAAAGTAGAACCATGAGTCTTAGTAGTTGACGTAGGACTTACAGAACCACCATTAGGATTCCAAGTTACAGTATATGACTTGAGAACAAATACCGGAGTAATATGAGTATTGGCAGTAATGTTAGAAACTGTCAGAGGATTAGCAGTAGAGCTATTAGACCACTTGCTAAAGTTATAGCCAGTACTTGGAGTAGCTGTCCAAATAGCAGAACCACCATATTCTACACTAGACTTATTAACGCTCGCTGTACCACCAGTTGAATTAGCGGTAGTAGTTGTGAAAGTCTTAATTGTAAACTTAGCAGTTAAGCTGATATTGGCAGTAACAGCAAATGTATATGAAGCATTGCTAGATACTTTAGTTGTTCCATTGTACCAACCAGCAAAATTATAAGCAGCCTTAGGAGTTGCAACTACAGTAGCATTAGCACCGTGTTCTACAGTTTGACCAGCAGGACTTACAGTACCTTTATTTATATCCTCAGAAGTTGCATTAACAGTGTAGCTCTTAATCTTATATTTAGCAACAAGAGTTCTATTAGCAGTTAAAGTAACAGCAAAAGAAAGACTTGTAGAAACAAGATTAGAGCCTTCATACCAACCAACAAAATCATACCCAGTAGGAGCAGCTTTAGCAGTTAATGTGACACTAGTATCACGATAATAAGTTCCTTCTTTAACTCCACCTGTAGCAGATGAACCAATAGAACAATCACCAACATTTGTGATAGTAGTTCCTGAACTATTGGTAGTTGAAGAAGAAATCTTAATAGTAAACTTATCAGCTTCCGTTTGAGTACAATTAATAGTTTTCGTAATACCACCGGCAGTAACGGTAACAACCGTAGTTCTACTTTCGGCAGTATTCTTACTCGCAGTTAAACCAACCGTTTTATTACCCGTACCACTCTTAGCGGCAGGGGTAAGCCAAGAAGCAATAGCCATCTTAGTACCTCCCCCCTAATTATGAAACCGTCCATTCGACGTTAGAAGTAACATTAACAGTTTGAGTTCCACCAGCAGCCTCGAAAGTAAGAGAAGTCTTATCTAATTCGAGATATGGATCTTGAGTAAACTTAGCAATATAAGTCTTATCAGCATCAACAGTAACACTTAGAGTTACATCGTTAGAAACCTTAACTCCATCTTTCCACCAACCACCAAAGCTATAACCCTCAGCAGCTGTAGCATGAATAGTAGCAACAGTACCATCCTCAAATTCAGCAGTTTCAACTCCTAAATTAGATTCTTTATTGATACCAACACCACCTTGAGCTACACCTTCATCTTCGGTTTTAACTGTAAGTGTATAATGTGTGGGTTCAGGAATAAGATCACATTCAATAGTAACCTTAATGTTTTTCTCAACCACAAAGCTATACTGATTGTTACTGTTAAGAGTGATTTTAACACCATCAACAAGCACTTTATTCAAAGTATAACCTGGACTTACATTAACTTTAATCGTACAAGTATCACCATCATCGTAAGTACCAGCACCTTCCATTGTAGCACTTCCGTTAGGAATAGCTTCATAGGTAACTTGGAACTTATCAGGGGCATCAACCTCAAAACGAGCTTCAATAGATTTAGAGTCATTCATGACAATATCACGTGAAGTAGTTGAGGGCGCACCCGAATCAGTCCATTCCTTAAAATGATAGCCGCTATCTGCTAATGCTTCTACAGAAACAGTAGTTCCGTCCACAATATTAGAGTAAGTCTTTGTGCCACTATAATAGTCGCTCCAACGTCCATTGATCTTTGCACGACATTTACCACCCGTTCCAGCAGTAAGAGTTAGCGTTCGCATAATCACTTGGTCGAACATAGCAATATGCGTTGCATTCGTTCCGGTTTTAGCAGTGAATGTTGCAGGATTATCTGAAACCTTTGCACCACTTGTATTCCACTCTCTGAACTTGTAATTGCCAACCGCACGAGCTTCAACTGAATAAATCGAACCTACAGCAGTTTTAAACGTGTGTTCAGAAGTAGACCAACTAGACCAAGAACCATCACCTATACGATAACGAGTTTCATTAGTTCCGTCAGAACCTACCGTAATAGTAACTTCTTCCGGTGGAATCTCTACGAACGTACAAGAGAAATCTACATTCTCAGTGATAACCTTTGAATAAGGATTAGAATTAGAAGTAGTTCCACCAATATTCCATTGTTCAAAAGAATAACCGCTATCAGGAACACCTAATACCTCAATTGTCTCACCGTCAGTAACACTAATGTTAGAATGCGAAGATGCAACTTCTGAATATTCACCAGAGCCAATCTTATATTTACATTTACCATTAGAACCAGCAGTGATATTAACAATATGAGTTTCAGGTGGAATGTAAGTTTCCTTGAAATAAGCAGTATAAACTTTGCGATGCAGACCTTCTTCAACAATGATATTATTTTCATTATTAGGAAGATTAACACCAGTAGGCGTTACCCACTTTTCAAATTCATAACCGCCGTTAGCTTTACCAGCGATAGTGACAATAGTCTTTTCCGGAGCAGTGACTTCGTGTCTTTCTGCCCATTGAGACCAAGCATCATTAATATCTTTATATCGAACTAAACCATTCGCATCTGCCACGATACTAAACGTGAAATAACGAATAGCTTCTTTAAAGTTTACCGTAATCGTAAGATCTCGTGTAACAACGATGCTATATGTACCATTACCATTATCTACAAGATTACCACCAGAAGCAGTAACTGTATCAACAGCCCAACCCTCAACCGGACTAGGAACAATTATTGCAGTTTGACCAGACTTATAAGTACCGCCACCGCTAACTGAACCTTTATCAGCAGGATTAGTTATAATAGTTACATTGTACTCCTCAATAACAGGAGCATCAAGCTCGAAGTGTGCAGTATAAGTTTCATCTTTCTCAACAACAAGATCATATTGAAGATTAGTAGAAACAATACGATTTAAACTATCAGTCCAATGAGTAAAATGATACCCTTGAATTGCCGCAGCTGTTATAGAATGCCTTGTACCTTTTGGGAATGTTCCGGCACCAACTACATATCCTGCATTAGCCGGATCAGCATTGACATTAATATAGAATTGTTCAATAGGAGCTTCATCCTTTTCAAATACGCCTATCAAATCCATATCTTTCTTAATAGTAAAAGACCAATTAGGACTAATAGACATAATCTCATTAGTATGGAACTCTTTCCAGCCTTTAAAGTGATAACCTTGAACAGGTTTAGCATAAAGTTCAACACGACTACCAGCTTCAAATTGGAAACGGAAGCCATCTGAATTTTCATCAGGAACAATAGCAGAACCACTACATCCAACAATACCACCTTCTTCAGGAGAAGGAACTAAAGTAACTCTATAGTAATCACGTTCGATATGACCAGACTGCATAAAATCTTGAAGATCTTTGATGTAAGTCCAAGCACGAATATATGTATCTTGACAACCACAAGTATTATTTCTAATACCACGACTAGGATGCACATAATTAGCTTTAAGACCAATGCAAACAAGAGTGTCATCAGTCAAAGACTCACTACCAACAATCAACTCTCTATCAATAGCAATAATATTACCATCAGTAGTTAGATTAATTTCGCAACCTTTTTCATCATACATATAGTAACAACCATCAGTACGATGGTAGAAGAATCGAACGTTATGCTCACGCTTAGGAAATGTACCAAGAGGAAGAACTTGTTTTAACTTGACAATTTTAATATTACATTCCATAGCATTAAGTTTAAACAAATATAACTACGCAGAACCGTTAAGCACTGCGTAGTTTTCCAAGCAACTTTAGTCAGTTGCAGTATTCAGAGAAATGGCATTATCGCCGGAACCTTTAGCTAAAGTCTTAATAGCTTCAAGTTTATTTACAACAGCATCGATCACAGCTTCCGTACCAACAATGATTTGGAATTTGCGAGGACTATTGTTATCAGCGGCAATCTCAGGGAATTGATTAAACTCAGCTGTAGAAATAACAAGATAAGCGACTTTATTAAAGCCAACTTTCGGGTCACCAATACCCCAAGCTTTCTGCCACTCATCATGAGGATTCCAACCCATGTTAATCAGAGAATAACGAAGGTCTTCATCACTAAGAGCAACATCAGCCAAGAAACCGGATAACTTTGTATGTTCAACGGTAATAGTACCATTGGCTTTTTGATCGGCAAGAATACCGAATACGTTCATCGTCAATTTGGTAGGCTTTTTAGCAACAACAGTTATCTGAACAGCACCATCAGCTTTCTCGATAGTAATATCAAATAACTCTTTGTTATAAGCAGTAAGACTAAGGTTCTTCTTAATCTTCTCTACCAACCGATCAACGGTATCAGTAGCATGAATCCGAACAGGTATTTGAACAATCTGAGGATTAGGATTAACCGTCAGACCATGGCGATACTCCTCAGAAGAACAAATTTCAATAGCACCACAGAACTCAGCATCTGCATTATATACAATACCTTCAGCAGGCTTAAGTGCCGGATTCGTAAGACCTTTAAGAATAATAGTTTCTTTCTGATCTTTCTCCGTATATTTACGAACATTATAAGTGAAGTTAAAAGGATTAATATCCACTCCACGTTGATTCATAAATCCACCGTCCTTAGTAGGAATTGCAAACATAATTACAAACGGCTCAGGTCTACCAGTAGTAGGCAAAGCAGTACCATAAGCAGTACAAATGCCGAGTTGACCGTTAGATAACTTAGTATCAACAGTAACATTATCGACAAATGTTTTTCCGTAACTTACAATTCTCATAGTAACGTTTTATTTTAAAGAATTACTTTCATTTATAGCAATTTGATAACCTTCATCTTTAAGTTTACCAAGAAGCTTCTGTGTAGCAAGGTTAATAATTTCGGTTTTAAACGGAAGTTCAGTAGCAGTATCAGTTACAATATCAAACCTAGTAGGTTGTCTAAGATATGTAATAGCAACATCAGTAATCACGAATGTATCATCCATATCTACTAAAACCCTATTGCTTTCTATTGTACATATAGGATGAATGTGTCTATTAAGACGATTGTGATATGTTTGAAGCATATCCCTACGCTGAACATCAGAAACTAAATCCATACCGGCAGATTTGCTCTCTCGCACCTTTGTAATCACTCCGTCAGAAGTGATAACCTCGTATAAGCCCGAATAATGCTCGTAGTTAAATTGTACTAATTCAATAGTATATTTATCTCCAACTACAATTAGCTGTGGCGTATCGAAGTAAAACACTAGTGATTCGGGGTAATACTCGTTATTGTAGCGTTCATAAGTCACATTGTAACCTTTTCGCAGCAATATGGAGAGCATATAGTTGATATATTCAAATAGACCCTCTTTACGATAGATCTTAGCAGGATAATGAAACGTAACGGTATCATTACCGATTTGAATAACGAAATCTTCTATATAATCAGGAATAGTTTTAAATAGCTCACTGATATTAACAACGTAAATCCTAGTAGTAACAGATTCAGTTGCTCGATAACGTTTAAACTTATCATATATAACACTTGCATCATAAGAGACACCATGTAGGTAATTCGCAGGTAAAAAAGCGAAGCCTCTATTACCCTCATTTGCGAGAAGGTAAAGAGGACTTCTATATGTAGTCTTTAGCACCTGCAAATCATCGTAATAACGACCAGTCTCTTCAAAGGCTTTAATCTTTTGCGTAAGCAGTACGTCAATAGCTTCATTAAGAGCAATATCAATATACTGCGGACGAATAGATTCTTGCCTATTAGCATTAATCTGCTGAATCTTATCGTTTACAGCAATATGTGCTTCTTTACAACTACTATACATACTGACACTATTTTGTTAGTTTATAACCGAAGCCTTATAAGCAGTGAAAAGTTGTGCTTTATATTCAACATTTTCGGGAGCAGCTAAGAAAGCCATAACACCCTCAATGGAAGAACCAAGAACTACTTCCGGACGCACAGTATCAAAGTAATTATCACCGTCTTTCGTAATGACTTGAGCGGCAAGTAACTTATAGACTTGTGCCATTGCTTCTACATTCTTGTTATCAAACAGAGAAATAAACGCATCTGCATTCGTTTGAGAAAGTTCAGCTACAGCCGTCTGCAAATCTCCATGTTCCATTTTAATAATCTGTAGAGTATCAGCAGGAGCATTACAGATAAGCATATTTCTAATACGTTTATAAGAAGACTCATCACCTGTGAACAACTGAGCCAACTTAGTAGCAGTATTAACAACAGCTTTAGTCTTAGCATCTTTCATACGCTTAACATCTTCAATGCTATGTAAGTAAAATCGAATATTAGTAGATTTCTCAACATCTTCCGGTTTATTAGCAACAGTAGAAGTAAGCAGAGCAAGACGCCAAAGAATGTAATCTTGCGGCTTAATAGGAGTCATGTACATATACAGATTCTCTTCATGAACCACAGTACCTTCACCAAATAGCATAGCATCAAAGATAGCTTTCTCTAATTTATTCGGAGCAACCTCAGTATTAATACTGTTCTTTTTAGCCCAATCAAGAATAGCATCACGTTTAACAGGATCGTTAAGAGAAAACTCCCAACCAGTTTCAAGCTCATAACCTTGAGCGGGAACTTCAACAGTTGAGTTTTTAAGATGCTTCAAAACGAGGTCTTGAAAGTTTACGTTACGGCTATCAGCAGAAGCTCCAATGATCGTAGGAAGTATAGAAGCCATTTCAGCAGTTTTACTAGATAGAGTAAGAACCGCTTTAATGCTCGGACCGAAAATAGTATTGAAAGCACCAATACTTTTCTGATTCACGACTTGAAACATAGTCGGATTCAGCTTTAAAGCTAAGGTTATTTTGCGTGAGTATATCATATAGTTTATACTTTAGTAAGTTTATACTTTACAATAATCGTAATGTACGCTTATTCAAAAATCATTTCAGCCCAGAAAGAAGTAGTACCATTAAGCATATTGATACCTTGTGAAGACATAACCTCATAAGTAGCAATATCCTCTCTAGTAGATAACATCTTACTATAAGCACCCCACTCTTTAGGTAGCGGAGTAATACCTTGATAAACACCGTACAAATATTCACGACCCTCTTCACAAACCAACTGAATATTTGCTTCACCACTCGTGTTATCAATAGAGTGATCCAAGAACACCATCGTATAAGAGGTAACAGGGAAGCCACCATACATACGACCATTCTTACGATCCATTTCGGCACGAGAACCGGTATCAAACAAATCTACAACCTTAACAGAAACGGTAGCTCCGGAATAGTGCTTATACTGATTGAAGTATGCACCATAAGAAAGGATACCACCACGGCTTTGAATCTCCTCAGAACCTAACTTATCAAAGTAACCATTTCCGATAGCTTCATTCTTAATACACTGTTGGAACATTTTAGAACCACCTTTACCGGTATAAAGAACGATATTTTTGTTACTCAAATCAATATCGTTACGAACTTCAAAGATACGAGAAAGAATCATATCAATAAGCTCGATAGTCATGAATGAGTATTCGAAGTAGTTACCAAATGCGATAAGAATATCACGAACACCAGCACCACGAGGAATAGGTTTATTTGAATGTTTTTCTTGATTGTGAATAACACCGTTAATATCACGGTTGTAAGCAGAGAACCACAAATCCTCTTCTAACAAACGTCTACGCATGAACTCGAACTGACGCATTTCATAAGGCATCCAAAGAGTACCTTTAGAACCATCATCATAATCAAGTTCAAACTCGGTTACAATATTAGCAATATTACCGGTAATAATTTTGGAGAATCTATGGAAACCAAATTGGTTAGTCATTTCACTCCAAGATTCAGCAGTAGAACGAGAACCAGTAGATAATTCACCGGCAATCGTAGGAGCACCCATACCCCAATATTTACCTCTCTCAAAATTGCTGAGATCAATAAACTCATCAGGATTACCACCAAGGATAATCATTTCATAGATATATCCACCAGAAGCAGTCTGCTCACCATCGGTCTGCATACGAACCATGTGCTTTCCGTCAGGAGTAATAGCAGAATACTGATAAGGAATCCAGTTATCTTGGAACTCCGCTTTGAAAGACATAAACCCTTTACCGGGGGTTTGAGTAGGCGTAATCAAACGCACAATCGGGGAAGTGACAGTAGGTTTCCCCATAATCTTCCACTTATACTGAGTATCACCAGCATTAATAGGTTTCTTACGAGAGATATTCCCTTGACCTTCTGTAAGAGAAAGAAGAGGGAATTGATTACTGTTCCTACCCCAAAGATAAGTAAGAGACTTATTCAAATCGACAGCACCAAGAACATTAAAGTTCAATAGCATATCGGCATCAGAGTAAACCTCTTTGGAATACTGTTTTTTTCCAATTTCTCTAAGCATAGTTACGATAATTATTTATTTGAATCAATAATACCACCCGGAACAATAGGACGTCTATTAGGATTAACTTTAGTACCGCCACCTTGAGTGGATACTTTAACTTTAGGTTTACCACTAGAAGTAATGTTCAAACGACGAACAGCTTCTTGTCGTATAGATGCAGCAGCTAACTGACTAATATCAGCACCTAATAAGTTACGAAGTGCTACCATAGCGAACGTTTCATTATCAGCAAGCATATCAAAAACATCTTTCTGAGCTTGCGTATAGAAATCACCATTAACTTCAACAACAGGAGCTGTTAAATACTTAACAATATCTTTACGAGAAAGAATTTGTTCTTTACCATTAACAGTTCTTTTAACACCTGCTGTTGGAATTGCAAGACCTCCGATAGTACCTTTATTAACGATCTTATCGTATAAAGAATCAGGAACGTTAAGCACTTTAGCTTTACCATTCTCATCATAGGTAATACCGTAGGCTTTATCAAGAGCCTCTTGAGCAGCTTGATATTCGGCTTCTTGCCTAGCATTTGCGGCTTCAATCTCACGTCTCTGAGCATTAGCAAGATAATCAAGACTTTCTTTAGCAGTTTCAGCTAATACTTTATCAGCTTTAGAAAAACGAATAATACGTTCGATTTGAGCATCAGAAGTACCTTTGCGTTTTTCAGCAGAACGAATAACAGCTTCTAACTGATCATCTGATTTATCTTCAAGGGTCATTGTAGTCCAATCAACATGATTAGCAAAACCCTCAAGAGAACCATACGTTTGTTTGTAAAGAGCAGCTTGATAAATATCCGGATTAGTACGGAAGAAATTGTTGATAGCTTCACTTTCAGCTTGACGTTTAGCAAGCTCTGCAATATCAGCATCACGTTGAGCAAGACCTTCAACGGTCATTTCATATTGCTTAGGCGTACCATCAGCATTTACCGGAGTTAAACCAGAAATAGCAGAAATAGCAGAAACATCTATAGTTTCATCTTGAGTTTCAGCAGCAGCAAACTCATCTAACTGAGCTTTAGTGTAAACAATCTCTCCGTCTTTAACGGCATTACCGTCAGCATCAAGATCATACTCAACATCACCGTCATCGGTAGTAAGAACAATCTTAGTAGGAGTTTCAGTTTCAGTTTCAGTTTTTTGAGTAGCAGTTTTAGCAGCTTCTTCTTCAGCTTTACGTTTAGCTTCTTCCTCTTCTGCTTTCTTACGTTCTTCTTCTGCTTTAGCAACTTCTTCTGTTTCTTTAGCAGCTTTAGCAGCTTGTTCAGCAGCTATCTCTTCCGCAGTTTTAGTAGTATTACTATCAGTAACACCACCGGGAACAATAGGATTTGGCATAGTGTTTTATCTTTTATAAATTAAGTTATAACAGTGGCAAATGTAATAATAATATATGTATTAAAAATGGCATTAGAAATATTATTAGAAACAGCATTAGTACCGCCTATCACACGGCTCTCTGGAATTCCAATTAATTTATGCCATTTTAAGGCTTAAATGAAGACCTCTGACGAACCCAAATTCCAATCGATATAGTTGTTCAATTCAACAAAAATAAGAGCCTACATTAAGACTTCCGTGGCTTATTGGCGTTAATACGATTCATGCGCTTTTGTTCCTCAAACTTGGCACGTTCCAGATTAACTCTATCAATATCTAAGTTTAACTTAGTCATTTTAAGATAATCATCAAGAGTACCACTATTAGATTCATCTTCACTAATATAATCATTACCATTCTTATCTACTTGAAGCTTAGCATCAGTAATAATAATATTAGTAAGATTAGTATCAGCAGCAATAGCTTCCTTAGAATCGCGATCAAGTTGAGCTTGTTCAGCTTCAAATTTACGTTGAGCTTCCGCATTAGCAGCACGAGTTTGTTCAATCTCAGCATCCCACTTCTTCTGAATCTCTTCTTTTTGAAGTTCAAATTGACGTTGAGCTTCGGCAGCTTCTTTAATATATTTGCGTAAAGAAGCAATGTTATGATTACAAACAGCCTCAGCAGCTACATCATAATTTCCGTTTTGAGCAGCACCAAAAGCAATTTCCTCAAGCTTACGTACTTGTTCATTAAGTTCAGCAGAATTACCAACAAAGATACCTAAATTAGAATTAACAAAGTCAGTACCATTTACACGAACTTGAACAATCTCATTGGTATTAGGATCTACATAAGAACCTTCATAGCCATCAATCCAAGCAATCTTAGCAGCATCAAGATTAGCCATCATATCACGAGAACGGAAGCAATCAAAGATTTTAAGTGACCACACAGATCCCATTAGAGCCTGATTAAGTCCCATTTCAGTAACAGCTTTACCGGCACGAGCTTGAATATCTCCCGCACGCTGATCGTTCATATTAGCAAGTTCATACGCTTCTTGCTTAATAGACTGCTTAATTTGATTAATAGTCGTAAGATAATTAATCATTGTAGTATTAGCAATCTCTTTAATAGCTTGAAGTGATGCTTGTTGCTTAGCTATTTCACTATCATCAAATACAAGAGTACCATCTCGATTAGCTGCATCAAGACGCTCTTCCATAGTCATATCTTTAGTATCAGCTAAGAAACTTTCAGGTATCAATAGCCATGATCGGAATTTACTAATAGTACGTTCCTCAACTAAAGTATAAAGACGATAAAGAGCAAGATAAGGTAATAAGCGATAAGGAATAGGTTTAGGATTATTAAGAAGCATCAAACGACTTAAACCATTATAAGGTAATTTACAATGATTAAGATTATTCACTTCTTCACGTTGAACAATGATAGGTTGAGATTTAGTATATACACCCCAATCTTTATCACCAAAACGATAAGCTTCCCAACATTGAAGAACCCAAGTATATTCAATATCAATATCACCAAGAGTAGTATCTAAGACATAATCTTCATCAACAATCTTTTGCTCAATCTCACCATAAGCATTAGTGTAAGTAAGAACACCACGCTTCATAGGAACCTTAAAAACACAATGACGAGCTTTGAGGACCCCGGTAGAGGGCAAGAAGTGGTACGGAGCAGCATTCTGCGCATCAATCGTAGGATTAAAAGCAATCTCACGAGAACGAAGCATAACAGGAGTAACTGTATATTCACCCGTACTTTCATGATTATGAATTATATCTTTAATGTAAGCAATATCTCTTTTAGAAAGAACTTCTTGATATTCACCAATTATATCATTGATGTTAATATCAAACTCTCGCATCCCATAATCATCATCTTCAACAAAAAGATTACCACTATCAATTCGATAATACTCAAGAGGAGAAATAATTTCAAAAATAACATCATTGTATCTTACATCACGATAAGAATAAACACTTTCAGTACAGAACCAATAATAGAAAGCTTGAATATATTTCTCATTAGCTTTAATAAGGGAATTAAGAAGATTAAGAGTTTTCTGACCACGATCGGCTTCTTCATCAATCCAATCCTTAGCAGCTTGTTTCATAAAGTCTTCAGCAGATGGAAGATCTTTAGAAGGCTCACCGGTTTGAACACCGTTAGCATTCATGATGTTTATAAATTGCTGACGAAGAAGACCATCAAGAGCAACACGAAGATCAGCATTGCGTCTAGTGACAACATCAATATCAGCATTATAAACTTGGTAGTTATTATAGGTGTTAATGAACTCTCCTATATATTTCTCTTTAATAGGAGTAATAAAATCAACATCTCTAATCTTACCAGGCAAATCTTCTTTTCTACCATTAACGGAGTTGTAGGTCGCCATTACATACTTGTAAGTAGATTCATCTACAATCCCATTCGCAGCGTCAAGAAAGGCTTTAATATCTGCTTTATCATTATTAGAATGAGCAGTAGCAATAACCCAATCACACATAGCCTTAGTCCAAACAGCTCCACGCTTAGTAGCTTCCGAAGCAAAAACATCAGGCTTTTCTAAAGAATTAGGAATCTTAGAAGCATCCATTTAACGACGATTTAAACGATTTGCAATACGTCTGTCATTATTCTCTGTATTACCTTCAACAAGACGCTTAGTATTTAAAGAGTCTGCAAGAAAGACATACATAGCAACAATAGCAGCACTAATATGGTCGAAGTTACCCTCAGCAGTAAATCTCTGACACTCTAGAAGCAATCGAACACTACTAATAGACTTAAGTCTACGAATAGGTTTACCATCAGCAGTATATGAAAGAGGTTCATAAATAAACTCCTTTAGCATACGAAGACCATTATATTTCTTATCGCCATCACCAATCACAATACCATAATCATTATTGTTAGGATTAGTCAATTTACGAGTATTGGCATTAGTTGGATCAAGCATTAAGTAACGTCTAAGTTTATATTTAATGAAGTTAGAAACAGTCTCACCAGTACCAGCTTCCGGACAACATTCAGCATTATACATAAGACACATACCCATAGTGACTATATCATTTTGCTCCATTGTGTCCAAACGTCCTATATATTCACATACAAGCAGTTTTTGATTTGGATATGGGGTAATAGTATTACTACGCATCCACACTTGTGCAGAATAAAGAGAATGTTTATCTGTTACGTCTTTTTGAGCCTTATCTACCTTATATGCATCCACACTGACAAAATATAAATCTTTAGGCACTTCACCATTTACTAAGAACGGACGATAATACATTCTAACGCAACCATGAGTATCATCACGAGAACCATGCGGAACTTGATTAACAAACTCATGGAATTTACCTTTACCAAATATATCACGTTTAATACATTCAGCTTTTGGTATAAATTCAGCTTTATTAGAATTACCTAAATCATTAACAACAATCCAACCGTCTTGAAAGAATCTAGTAGCATTGTCATTAATTAAATCTGAAACGTGCAGATTAAGTTCAGGAGAAGCGAACATATTCTCGGTTGTATTAATGAACGCTTCGGCAGGAGTATTAGCACGTTGTGCTTTATAGATTATATGAGTTTCACTATCATTATTATGAAAATGATTCTCTTTATCTTGTTTATCCCAAGCATAAGCCGTGAATATAATTGAATTACCACGTTCAACATAAGGTTCACAATCCCATACTTGTGGAAAGAAGAAACCACATACTTCATGACGTTTATTAATATCCCAAACGTTTTCCATGCAAAGCATCTTATTCATTTTGGGATTATAAAAGGCTTTACTAAATGCAGCCCAGTTAGCACCTTTAGTACCACCCGTACCATAAACACGAATAGTACCAACAGATATAGCACCAGATTCTGTATTAGATAAAGTAACGTCAAGAGCTTTTTGGAGGTTAGGGCAATTGTGAAAAATAGTAAAATCTTCAAGAAGACATAAATGATCACCATCTAACTCAAATCCATAATATTCACCAACACCTACAGGTTCAACATCGAATCTACATTCAAGAGGATTCTTCAACATAGTTGAATACTCTTTACATTGTTTACGTTTAACTCTAGTAGGTATTTCCCAACAACGACTAAGAATTAAAACTCTATAATAAACAGTATCTGATACAATTTTTTCACTAAGTGTAACTTTAAATCCACAACTTCTAGCTAAATAAACTATAGATTCAGCTAATTCTTTTCGTTTTTGTATTATTTCAAAATTACCTTTACGTGTATCTAAATGTCCATCTGTATCAATAATACCCGCTAAAAGTTCCAATCTAGAATTTCTATCAGTATAAAGATAATCTTTAGGAATATGTTTATTATTTAATAAATTATATTTTTCAAGTTCATCTTTAAACCAATTTGAATCTCCAGTATGAAGTCTACTAAGAGATAATCTAAAACATGCATAACTACCCGAAGCATAATTAGAACTAAATTTTAAATTATGTTCTTTAGCAAAATGAAGCAAAGCATCAATAACTTCAATATCAGGATTAGTAATACGTGTACAAGTACTATCTCCATCACCCAACCATACACCTAAAACATAAGGATTTATAGATACATCTTTATGATTAAAGTCAATACCATTAACTTTTTCAAGAGAATAATATTCTCTCCATCTAGGATGTAACCCTAGGGTCTTAATATAATCAGGTGCAGTTATAAGTCTATTTTCATTAAAATTACCATAAGATTTACGATATCTAACAAAAATAGGATGCTTACTATTAACTGTATGTTCTATACCATTACCAGGAATAATTTTGAATAAATTATCTATACCTTTTGTTGTTCCAATAATAGTTCTAGGTTTACTATCTGGACCCATCAAAATATCACCAACAACTAAATCCTCAACATTTTTGATAGTACCATCAAACATTATAAACCTAGTTCCTTTCGCCACACATTTTCCAGCTTCCTCGAAGTCAATCTCAATAGCTTTCTTACCTACAGCAGCAGATTCATTCTTACCAATAGCAACACTATAAAGATTAGAAAGCCAACCAAAGTTTTTGAGACCTTTAGTTGATACACGATAACCCATCAGTATATCATCAATAGCTTCTGAAATATAACCTCTTTTCCAAAACGTATGTTCCTCAAAATGGTCAAGACATTTCTTAGCCATAAACGTAGTAGCACCTTTATCTGTAAGATAAGCTAATTGGTCAGCAGCAAGAGTTACTGTAACATTTGGAAATAAGTTAATTGTATTTGCAGCTTGACTACCACGTTTATAGGAGAAACCTTTACGACGGGCTTTAGCCTTAGTAAGATGAAACTTATTATTAGCAATAAACTCATCTATTTTGAAGTTCCAATAGTCACCATCCCAATAACGAGGAAAACCCATAACAGTTTCAACGTGTTCAGCACCTTCACGTTTAAGTCTTGCACGTTCTTTATCATTAGGTGTACGTTCAATACGACCATAATTAAGATAAGTATAATGCGCACCGGTTATACGTAAAGGTTGAAGTAAACTTTCACGTTCCTCATCAGTAGTATTAGCATCAAAGAACTTAGGAATATCTTTATAATAAAGTTTAGCTTTAATAAAAACACCTTTCTTACGACGAGATGTTTCTCTTTGCCAAAACGATTCATAAGCCGGAGTACTAGGGTCATAATCACAATACGTACCATATTCATCAAAAGTATCAGCAGCTTTAGAAAGTCTTTCTATATTAATAACAATAAAATCAATATTCATAAGAATACCCCCAGAGTTACCAATAAGAAAATCATTATCCGGATCATATAAAGGTTTATTAGTAATATAACTAATACCTTCAGATGCTTTCGGATATTTACTTTTATCTTCACAGAGATAATCTATAAAAGGAATATCTCCACGTTTATAGTCCCATTTGTTCTCAGGAGCAGCATTGATGCCATCACAACTATTTTTCCAATAAGCATGAATAAACATAAAGTTATCAATAGCATCTTGTGAAAACTCATATTTACTATTCATAGCTTAATCAATCATATCTATTCCACCGCCAACACCATTATCTATATTGTTATGCACATCCATTGAAGCAGCAAGCTCTTTACCACCACGAACGATAGTTTTCTTGAGTTTAGACTTAACGTAATTATCTTCCGCTTCTTTAAGTTCAGCAATAAGTTTAGGTAAGTCTTTACCCATCTTCGTAATCTCACGCATATAACCAAGCATACCACCAATCTCTTCTTTAGTAAAAGAGTCTTTCTTTAGGTCATTACGAAGATTCTTATTCATAACAGCCATAAGATCTTTACCAGCTTGAAGAGCATTAACAGTTTCAAAGAACATTTGCCCAACATAATTGATATTATGCTCAACAAGCCAATTGATAGCTTCAATCATATCTTTAGTTGGTCTAAAGTCTGAATTAAGTTGAGCAACCTCAATAGCATAATCAAAAGCCTTTTGATCTTTTAAACCATTACGATGAATATATCCGTCTTCATCAGCATAACAATCAATAAACTTAAATATTTTATACATAAGCTCTCTATCATTATGCCAATCATTATATATCTTAGCAAGAACAGGAACTTTAAGAATCTGCTCTATATTAAGAATAATTTTAGAACCTTCAACTAACCATACGTGTAATGCCATAATCAATAGTTTTATCAGTTTTATTTAGGGCAATAAAAATACCCCCCCCCATCAACTTATAAGGAACTGACAGGTAAAGCAGCGTAAAAAGAGCCGGACAGATGCCCGGCTGAACTTCAAAAATTGGATGAGTTTTTATTAAAAGCTAAAAGGAAATAATCATTATTGAGTTGCATAAACACCATATAAAATTATTGAAACAATGCTTCCTTTCTCATCCTTAAGTTGGTAAGGAGTTTCCCATGTAATTCCATCAACAGAAGTTGTAACGTAACCATTATTTCCTACTAATATAAATTTTCCATCACTAGCAGCTATGCTTTGCCACCCATAACTTCCAGCACTTGTATTAGGAGTTGTCCATGTTTCACCATCAGTTGTAGTTTGAGTATTACCTCTATACCCCTCTGCTACTACAAATTTACCATTACCAAAAGTAATAACATCATATCCTCGTTCTGCATTAGATATTCTTTTTGGATTTGTCCATGTTACTCCGTCAGTAGATGTACTAAAATAACTACCATCAGAAATTATAATAAATTTTCCATTACCATAAGCAATATCTGTCCATATTACTGAACCAACAGTCCTTTTAGTCCATGTTTCGCCATCAGTAGATGTCATTATTGTACCATAACTTGGCCCCACAGCTACATATATCCCATTACCATAGGCTAAATCTCTCCAATACTCTAGTGAGTATGTATCTTTTATTGTCCATGTTATTCCATCTGTTGAAGTTGCAAGTTTCCCATTATGAAAATTTAACATCATAAAACTTCCATTGGCATAAATAACATTTGCCCAAGTTCCTATTGTAACTAATTGTTTTGGAGGTGACCATGTTGTTCCTTCATCAATAGAAGTGGTTACATAGCCATTATCTCCTCCAACTACAAATATTCCATTGCCATAGGCAACTGAATTCCAATTATTACTTCCTACTATCATAATTCATTATTTAAATTGATTATTGTATTCGTTGATGGTATTTTCGGTTCATCTCTCATTATAATTGCATTTTTAAAATATTACCTTTTTGTCCTACTATAACTGCAATAGAAATTCCTTTCTTTTGATTGATATTTACAGTTTTTGTTACCCCCGCCCCAGAAATAGTTAAACTCGTACTTCTTTCAGAAGAAGTATTTTTACTTGCTGTTACATTAATAGTCCCGTTTCCATTTCCGGTATCCGGAGCTACTGTAATAAAATCTTTTTGCATAATGTTGAAATTTTAAAATTATACACACACAAATTAAACACAAATTAGGAAGTTTTTGTTTCGTCATATCTTTTTAAGTCTTTAAAGTGATTTGGCGTCCTTCACAGCCACAAGGAAAGTTTTATGTAAAGTGATAAATTAGTACCAAAAGCTTTATCCATAATTATATGTTAACTTTTAATTTTTGAAAATTGTCTCATAAATTCACAAATTTGAGTAGCATAAGCATCTACAACATATTCAATATCATTCGCATAATCTTCATTAGCTTGAACGAATAAACAGTGAACATACTCATGCCAAAACGTTTGAGTTCTTATAGAACTAGGAATATCTTTACTTCTGTCTCTAAGTATAATATAAACTAAACCTAGAACATGATCAGAAACTCCATATTGTATCCCTTGAGTAGATTGATAAGAAACCTCAATCATATTATAGACTCTATAGATAACTGAACCAACCTTAAAACTCTTAGGATAATCAGTATTATATTCCCAATCAAAAGTAGAATCATCCCACCAATGAGTAAATAAGAAACTCAAATGAGCCATTGCAATATCATCAAGATGAGCTTTTTTACCATTAGGAAACTCAGCATTTAAATTAAGCTCATAAGCAACAATAATAAAGAATGCTCTAACAAGTTCTCTAAGAGATGCAGTTGAATCTAAATCATCATTGATTTGTATGATACGTTTATCAAAATCAATTTCAGTAGTTTTGACATTAGCGTGTTTAGCTATATAATCAAAAGAACCAATCTTAAAACTGACAGATGTTACTTTCTCATTTAAATCAGTAGGAAGAAAAGGATTAAGAAAAACTGTTTTCATATTAGAATCAATAAAGTTAAAAATACAACATTAAGACCAATAGAAACACCACCGATCTTAGCCCACTTAGCAGAACGACGCATATACTTCTTAAGATCTTTAATCATATCTTTATTACTCTTTTCTAGTTCAACAATAGATTGCTTATAAACGTTCGCTTGATTCGTAAGAGTATAAAGAGTATGTTTCAAACCATCAATAAGAGTATCTTGCTTAACAATAATGCTCTTTAAAGACTTACATAAAGCTGCATCATATTCACCTTGTTTAAGAAGAATTGCAATTTTACGATTATCTTCAAGAGTATATGTAATAACAGTATCTTTAAAAACTTTCAATTCTCTGCCGTATATATCGAGCGATGCTATCATCAGAAACAACATAAACATCAGAGAAGTTCTTAATATCTGTTTCATATTTAATTATAGTTTTATTTGTATTAGCTTTGAGACTATCTATAAGACGTTCTTGTTTTATAGCGTAATTCTCCAAAGCAGAAATAACCCTACCAAGAGAATCCAAAGTATGATAAGAAATATCGGTTGTCGGTATTCGTTCTTCTTCATTACATTGAATAATATTAGTAAGACATAGAACCAAAAAAAGGAGTGCTATTAACACCCCCTTAAAATCTATCTTCATAACTCGAACTCTTTAATATTAGTAAGAGTATAAGTAAAAGAATTACCATATAAATCTTTAGCCTTATTTACCAATGGCATAAATTTATCTTCATAATCTCTAACAGATTCAAAAACTTGACAACCAGCAGAATAAAGACCGATAGTACGAATAATTTTCCACTTAGAAGCACGATGTATATTAATACCAGCCATCTCGTAACTAATACGACCAGATAAATCAAGTTTATTATCTCGGTTATTATCACGATAAAGTGGAAGAGGTTTAACTTGAACAAGTGCAGGATAATCGCCTTTATGCTTTCCAATTTTAAAGGCATTTCTAAATTGACCTTCTTTTAAAATAGCACAACCTTTAGAATTTATAGGTTTAATCAGATTTAAATCAGAAGGATCAGTAGTTATTGAAAACCAATCATAAGTCCATTTACCATTCATCTTAGGATTGGCATCATTAGCTTTGTAGAATACAAGAAGAAGATCATTAAATGTACCTGTATCAACAGTGTTACATCTAATACCCCAAATGTTCAGATTGTAGTTACCTTTATCAAAGATAGCAAAATCATGAACTTTAGCAATCTTACGAAGAACGTCAATATTAGTCTTAGCTATGACATCATCATAAGTAATTAAAGCATTCGTTAATTCACTCATAGTTACTTGATATTATAATTAAACAAATTGGTATTTGCTTTACGTTCTTTATTTAATTGAGCAAGTCTATAATCACAAATGGCTTTAACCTCAGCTTTAAGGTATTTAATATCAACAAAAGTAACAACCTCTTCATGTGGCATATCATCAGGAATCAAAGGATTCTCAATAGTCCTAATATGACAAAGCATATTACCAAGACATTTAAAGCCCCATTGTTCAATCAGATAATCATACATACTTAATTGAAGAGAATAATGAATACCAGTAGAATCCTGTAAATGATTTATAGGAAACAACATAGTTTCATTAGTAACAATGTACTTATCTAAGTCAATAGTACCATCTGCTTTCTTAGCCCAATATCCACCTTCAAATCGAATAGGTGCTTTATTAGTTTTCCAATCAAGAATAAAGAACTCATCACCTTTAACGAATAAAATATCAACAAGACCTGAAATCAAATACTCTGGATGATAAACACCAATCTCAGCATAGATCTCAAATCCCATAGAAGTCATATCCTTAATAAACTCGTAAATTTGAGGATACCTATCAGCAATACCAACAACTCGAAAATAATCGAGATCAAGTCTGCCATAACTATGAGTTCTTATAATATCATCTACTGTATAAATACGACCATCAATAAAACCATTCGCATTTAAATAGTAGTTGTTACATCTTTTTACGCATTGTTCTAGGAAATTATGCTTTTCAGTTCCCTTAGCACAAGCCTTTTCAGTTTCAATCTTCCATTCAGCAAGAATCTGTTTAACAGTCTTACCTCTATATCGAATATATTTACTATAATTTCTATGAGTAGGAGGAACAGGACGACTACCAATATTAGCACAAGCTTCAGCAATAGCTTTCCAATCCTTTTGTTCTACAAACTTACCAATAATAGTAGTAGTAGATATATACTCTCTATCAAGAGCATCAGTATATTTATGCTTTTCCTCGTCGAAGAAGATCGGCAAGTCTCTGGGTATAATCTGCGTCATAAGCTGCTTTATCAGTAAGTTTAAGGAATAGCTTTTTTCGTAATCGTTCATAGAACGCTTTGTGACGTTCTTTCATATATTCATGTGGTAAAGAAGTCATCTTATTAAAATCAAAACCACATTCGGCATAAATATCGTAAGTTTCAGGATGAATCCAATGTTTACCAAAGGAAGGTATTTCAATCTCTCTATCCACACGTTGCATTGCAGTAAGAATAGACATCCACTGACTATCTGCAATATCATTTAGAAAACGTTCAAAATCTTCTTTATTACGAATAAACGTAAGAAAGTCTCTACACCAAATCTGTTCGGGAGTATAACGTTCAATAAAATGACGACCTTTTTTGGTCTTATAATACATCTTAGTAGGTTCCTTTCTTTTACGATCTACAACTGCAATCATTCTCTCATAAAGTCTCGTGACTTGAAGAGGAAATAACCTAGCGCCTTTAGCCATAACAGAATTGGATTAATAAATCACACCACCAATTTGATTAAGAGAAATAAGATTACATTCCCAAAATTCAACTTTACCATCTTCACCAACAATAAGCTTACTACGATCTTTAAGACCCGGACGATTTTCGACAACTCTAAAGTTATCATCACCACCAAGAACATCAATAAGCTTTTTATCAAGATTTTTAATCTTATGACTTAGAGGTACACCTTTGCCACCATAAGACATATCAAGAACAACTTCACGTCCAAGCATATACGGCGGAATATTGTCAGGAATAGCAATACAATAAGTAGCTTTAGGAACTTCTCTATCGACTTTCATAACATCAGTTACTTCAAGCGGAGACATCTTATATTGATTTGCAATAATAACTCGACCTTCGCCAACCTTAATATTACAAAGAGAATTCGGCGCAACACAAGCTGTTTTAAGATTATTCTTATCAGCTTTAATAGCTTCGATTTTAGTTTGAATTGAATCCATAGTTTAAATAATTTACTTTATAAGATAATCAATGTTAATAGGCACAATCTCATAACCTCTACAAAGACCTGCGTCAGTATAAAAGATAATATTATACAACATTAACGTAGCACTAACTGTAACAATGTACATAGTAGTAGGTTTAAAAGGAGGACGGTCTTCAAAAAGGCAAATGACAAAAACGGAAAACCTTTATCCAACACGTCCTCAATGTGAAACAAAGTATAAAATGAGAGTAATAGAATTATCATTAATAATAGTGGGAGTACCAACAATAGCAGCGATGTCTTCAGTTACAGCAGTAGTTAGTACTCCCGACTTCATTATGAGTAAAAGGTCACTCACAAAGATATGAATAAATTAGATATTACAAAGGATTACTTGAATATCTTTTTCTAAACCTTATATTTTTCTGTTTCAAAGATAGTATTCAATAGAAATCTCAATAGTACTAGCGTCTTCACCCGGATTTGCAGCCACGCACGCAGTGCCTTGTTCTTCTAAATGCTTCGAATCAATATGCAAAGTATTTGCAGTACTACCACGTTCACACCTTTGTCTATATACACGCACGCACGTGTGCGCTATGCAGAGCTTTGCGATATATATAAGGATATATATAAAGATTACTAAAGGTAATATCAATGACAGTATTACTACTTCAAATTCGTCCGTCCGTAATATGTATTTTAATTATATTCAAATAAACCTCTTATCACCCACCAATACTCACCTACTCATATCCCCTCTTATTACCCCCTATAGTCCCCCTCTTTTCTCCCCTTTTCTCTCCCTCTCTTTTCCTCCCTCTTCTCTCCTTTACAAAGCACCCCGAAGCTACTTAAAATAGCTTTAAATATAATAGTATTACCTTTAGTAAGTATATGCCCTTCTAAGTTCCTTTAAGTATCTTTAGTAATACTTAGAGTAACATTAAGTAAACTTAGAGTATATATAGGAGTTCCACCCCGCTCAATGCAAAATGTAACAAAGCTACGAAAAGCATTTGTAATACTTAGAGTAACAATAATATCTTGAATAGCTTTGCAACTACCAACTCTCGGAGCTTTGTAACGATCAGCAGACCCCAGTAGGGAAGAAGGACTGGTCACGCGCGGAACGTCTGCATTATCACCCGTATTATCAGAGTTAGTATAAGCATCTTCAATGTATTTTGAATAAGCATGAGTAAGATTCATAAGTTTTGCAGTGGTAGAAGTATCTTTAGTAATACTAGAATAACCATGAGTAATAGCAAGGCGTTGCTCCCTTCCACACCTATTTCCCTACTGGGGATTACAAAGCTCATCAAAGTTATTATAAATACCGGTAGTATTAATACTATTACTACTTAGAGTAACTCTGATATTACTTGTAATATTATCTGTAATAGAATCAACGTTACCACATTTCGGTTTACATTTTTGGCAAATTATACACTGAATTTTGATAATGCTTATGCTGATTGTCTTAATGTTACTCTAATTAATTTTAAAGCTAATGCAGATTGTATTGAGTATGCTTTTAGTATTACTCAAATTACTTTGAATATCAGCAAGGCTTCTTATTCAATTCACATTGCAAACTCTAATACTCGGATTTGTACACAGAGTGATTCAAGTGCTTATTCTAATTCTTTTGATATTACAATTACTTAAAATACTTTGAATATAATCGGGGGCTGCCAATTTAATTCATTTTGCAATTTTTATTACATAGGCTCGTCTTTACCAATTTTCTATTATTAATTCTAAAACACTTTCTATTATCATTGTTGTTCAATTTTCTATTGGCTTTAATGACACTGTTGTTCGACTTTATACCGACTATGAGAGTTTGTGTGCGGGAACCTATTTTATTGCAATTTATTGCAGACACTCTCTAGATTTTATTATTGGTTATTTTAAGGCTTTTAGTAATGCAATTTTTAATTTTGATTCTTATGGAGTTTCTATTGATTTTGGTGACGATAATTCTAAGACTTTTGATGATGGTGGTTTTAATAGCTTTGAAGACGGTGTCATTAGTTATGATTTTAATATCATTGCCATAGGGGTTTAATAATACTATTTCTTAGGTTTTAGTAACGTAATTTATAGCTTTAATTCTTATAGTATTTCTATTGATTTTAGTTTTAATAGTTTTGAAGTTTCTAATGATGATTGTTTTAGTATTTTTGAAAATGGTGTTGCTGAACTTTAGGTCGGGCGTGAAAGTCTGTGTGCGGGGACCTCCTTATACGACAGCACCCCCTTGTAATGCTTGGGGGAATGCCCCCGTCGATGATTCATGAGGAATGATTTTCCGAATTGGAACTGCAATTTTCCATAGAGATGTTGCAATTACAATTTCTATTACCTCACGACTATCTCCGCTTGATAGCATAGATTTAATTAAAATAAATATTAATTTTGAACCTCACGATGCTAAGGTGAATCGTATCTATTTTATGAATACAATGATTAATGCTCCTGAAGTTAAGAAGATGAGTGCAATCGTATTAAATGCAATTGCTGTTCTTAAAGACACTGAAGATTATCAAGATCGTTATCTGATTGATTGCAATGATCTAGAAGGTAATACTATTGAACGCTTGTTCATTGGTAAGAAGATCTTTGATAAGATTGATGGTCTTGTTGGTAAGATTATTGATGTAGTCTATAAAGATTGCATAGCTGATGTTACTCAGTATATTGATGATGAGGACATCAATGAAGAGGTGAAGTTTCACACGACTACACACAAGCAAGTAGTTGATGTTGTTAAGACTAATGATATTAACTTGTTGATTGCTTGTGCTAAGCATGGTATTAAGGATATGTATAATGAATTAAAAGAGTTAAACAAATGAGAGTATTAAAGACGTTATTGAAGTGCATCATCATATTGGTGGTGCTCTTCTTATTATCAGCTGCTGAGAGTTTAGTTGATTGGTTTGCATCAGTTATTGATGGTGAAGTGTTCATTGGATTTCTATTAGGAGTTGTAATTGCAATTACTATTGCATCTATTATTGAACCTGATAAATTTGATTAAGCTATGAGTGATTATTATGAAGTTAATGGTGAAGATTCTATCGAGATTAATCCTTTTACTGAGGCATTATTAGATGAATTAGAATCTTAATGTGTTAAGAGTAGTGCTATTAGTGCTACTCTTATTTTTTTTAGACCCTACAAACTCCGTCTAATCAACACGACTAAACCCCTTATTGTAATTGGCGGTCGTGGTGATCGTCCTAGAAATTCTAATACTTAAAGTTATGGCAGATGAATTAAAGAATCCAGTGAGACGTTCAGTTATCGGTGAAATTATCTCTATTAAAGAGATCAACAAAGACGACTTTAAAGAAGGTAAATTTCGGCATGATTGTCGGATTGTTCGTGTTGATCCTCTGAATGGTGCTCCACTTGTTGATGTTTACATCACTAATGATCAGTATGACAAATACGGTCTTAATGCGATTGCATTCGCAGGTAATGTTGTGAACTTCAGCATTGATGAGAATATTGCAGGTGAGACCGGTTATATCGACCCTGATACCGAGGAATGGACGTATCATACAAAGACATTCAACAGCTTTGCAGGTGCTGACAATGTTGGTAGCTTAGGTCTTATCGGTGTATTCGGTAAACTTGGTGTTGGTGCGGATATTGTTTCCGGCTTCATCAAGAACATCGAGATAGCTCGTAAGCAACGTGAAGCTATTGCTAAGCCTAAAGCGGTTGAAGCTATTGCTACTGAACAAGCAGAAGAAGCTGCGTAAATTCCGTGAGGTGGTGCTGAGTATACTCTCAGTGCTGCCTCTTCTTTTTGTTACTTAATTAATCCGACTAATGATCATGAAATTACACGTTATTTATAAAGGTCAAACTATTGATATTTCTTATGATTTACTTTACATCAATACTGATGAAGTGAATATAAGATTCTCTAATTCAAATGCACAGAGTTGTAAATTTTTAACACAATATCTCGAAGCTAATCGTCTTGATTACGTTCTTAAAGATAGAGAAGACTATAAGGAGATTGTTACACTTCCGGATATATTTGCACTTACTCTAAGTACAAAAAGTACATATCGTTCTCCGGTTATTAAAGATAATTTTTATGATGCTATTATTAAACGCAGTAATGACATCGAGTTAGCTCATAATGCTATTAGAGAATTTAAGCGTAATGTTAAGATAATTGATGCTAAGCTTGCTGATATGCAAGATGATTTAAGTAAATCTGAATATGCTCGAAGCATTGATAATATTACTAAAGAAATACTTGAATTTAAACGCTGTAAACAGCTTGAAGCCTTAGCATTAACAGAAGAACATTTTGATGTTTCACGTGAAACAATGCCGACAGTTGAGACGTTGGAAGTGGCTTACGAAGTATCGACGTTGTTCAAACTTGAAGACTTTGCGAAGCTTCTATATATTTACAAGTATTTGGAAGATCAATCGAAATTGTCTAAGAAATATCAGAAGGTATATGATACATTAGACAAATTAGAGAAGTATATGTACCCGGAATATGTTAAAGAAGTTGAAGCATTAGGACAGAATTTATTTGCTGAATTGCAAGAGAAAGCTGCGAAATGGGCGGAGAATGAACCAAATATTAGTAAGTGGATACGGGGGAGATGTAGGCAATTTGGATTTGAGGTTGAGAGTAAAGGATAAGGATTAGAAATTGCAATAGTAGCTACATCTTCAAATCGCCTCTCCGACGTTCAAATATTGCAAATTAAAATCAAAATATTGAACACCGAATATCGAGAGCTGCAAAAAGTTTTGAATTAGCAATAGAAAAAATGTACTTTGATGCTTTGAATTTATATGCAGAATATCAGTAGTAATTGCAAATTAAATTCAAAGTATTTCACGCCGAGAATATAAAGCTGCAAAAAGTTTTGAATTAGAATCTGAATTTGCGGAAATAAAATCAAAGTGTTAAACACAGAGCAATGAAAGTCGTAGAAAGTTTTGAATTAGAATCTGAATTTGCGGAAATAAAATCTACAAAGCTATGCTAGTAATTGCAAATTAAAATCAAAGTGTTGCAAACCGTGAACCAAAAGCAATAAAAAGTTTTGAATTAGCATTAGAATGTATGCAATTAAAATCTGTGAAGTATTAGCACTATTTGCAAATTAAATGCAGAATGCTAAATTCAGAGCAATGCAATATGCAAAGAATTTTGAATTAGAATCAGAAAAGATGCAATTAAAAGCCTAGAATTTATATGCAAAGTATTAGCACTAGATTCAGAATTAATTCAAATACTCACAAGCCTCAACCTTGAATATCAGAGTTATTTGAATTAGAATCAAAATGAGTATTCGCAAAACTCTTAATATTTGCAATTGTATCAATGTTATATTCAGTATAATTAATGCAGAATAGAGCAATTTGAATACAATTAAGAGTATTGAGTATAGAGTATGCAGTATTCAGTGTGCTATTAAACGCTTTAGAAATATTCGCAGAAATATCCGCAATAAATCCTAAGCATATTCAAAACAATTTGCATTAACATTCCGAATATCAAAATGCTTCGAATTGGTATCAATATGATTTGAAGTAAACTTAGATATTTTTAGATTAATTATTTGAGCTTTATAACTAATACTATATCTCATTGAATTTGTAGTATTAATTTCATTTAAAACATTAAGCGTATGGTAGTATATATTAAAGACCGAATAACAGATGAAATCATAGCAGTAACTTATGATGTATTTGTAGTATATGGAAACGAATTAATATTCACTAAACAGAAAGCAGCAAAAGCAATCGCAAATAGTTTAAGTGATTCAATATTATTCTTAGTACATAGAGAAGCAAAGCACTTTATCTCGTATTCAGCAGAAATTGACCAATCAATTGTAACATTAAATAAAAATTTAATTGCAGTTGCAATGGACAGTGGAAACAAAGAGTATGAGATAAATCACTTAGAGTATAAAAACCAATTAGAACAATGGAAACATGACATCGAGAACTCTAAGAATAGTTGTAACTGATATTGAAGCAGAATGGTTAGTTCCAGTAACAGCATCAATATCATGGGTAGATTACCAATTAGTTCTTAAATTAACATCGTCACGAACAAGACACGGAGTACAAGAATTTCTTAGAAGAAACAATATACCTGTAACAGAGTTTGTAGATGAAAAAGAATTAATAGTAGATCCGAGTGAATTACAAGAAGTATCTATAAAAGAATCCAATATAACAACAAAGGGGCTTTTAGAGAGACTGAATGATGATGAGTATTAATCTTAATATTATCAATAATGATTATAAGATTAACTATAGTATGTATAAGGTATAATGTGACAATGGAAATATTGTGTCACAAAGATACCGAATGTGTAGTATCAGATGAAACAATAGAAATAAAAGCAACATCAGATAAAGTAAGAAATAAAATCAAAGATTTTTGTAAATTCGCAAGAATAAGTATAAAAGAATATCCAATTATTCATAAACTTGTAATATCAAGAAAATCAAAGAAGGTATTCGCAAAGACCTTTAATAATCGGTAGAGCTTTCCAATCCCCAATAGGGAACAAGGACTGGAAGGAGCAGCATTCAGCATCCCTATAGTAATAACTTTAGAAATGGAAGATTATTTTACAACAGAAGAAATAGTAGGAGCATTAGTATTCATATTTTTAGCAATTGTACCTCCATTAATATTGGAGTATCGAGAGAAACATCGTAAGTAGTATTAATATTAATATTTAATAATTATGGCATTTATAGGATTTTTAGCTGTAGTATTAATATTATTTCTATTATTCCGTTTGTATATATACAATCTCGAATCAGAAGAACGTAAAAAGAAATATGAGAAGAAGCCTATAAAAATTAATGAGGAATCTCATGTTCAATTTCATTATTTTGATGAAGAGGATAATTGTATAGAAGATTATGAAGAATATACGAATCGTATGCAAGAAATATGGGGATATGATCCGTATAATGTTGAACCAACAGAAAGTTATTGTGAAAAAGCAATACATATAGAATAATATTAAATTGCATTACCATTATGAAAAAGAAACTTCTCACAACCAAAGAAATTAAAAGATATATTAAGACACATGATACGATAGAAGAAATATTGTATTGTTTAGTGTTTTTCTTAGTACCATTTGTATTTTACTTAGCAGCACATTTCAAATACTTATTTGACTATGTGAATGATGAGGAACTTCAAGTGTACTTAGAAGCTGAAAAGAGATATTCAGCAGCAACAAGAATATGGTTATTGGCAATAATAGCAATACTCTTAGTAATACTGATAGTAAAGATTTGACCGCCATATATTGAGAATGAGCCTTTGTTTAATGGAGATGACCTCTCGGTTGTCTCCATATAATTAAGGTCACAGAAGGCAAATTCAAACGTTTTAAATGGCATTTTCAAGTCTGACTTCCGGTATGGTAAAATCGGTTATAAATAAAAGTAAACGCAAAATTTTATGTTTGTAATAGTAGCATCAAGTGCAAAATTAGATATTGAATCAAAGGAATGTGTATGCTTAGCAAAAGTAGACAAAATAGAAACATACTTTAATAAAACACGAGTTACGTTCGCATCATTAGACGCAAAGAATGATGCAGAATATGAATTAGAAGGAGCAGATATAAACTATGAATTTGTGATTTCATTAACATTAGAATTTAAACAAACACAAATAATCGCAATAATGCCTTAAAAGATGTATATACAAATAAAATCAAAATTATGTACAACATCAGTAATTGCTGTTGTATCTGTGAAAGAAAAAGATCTTAATGAAGTAGAAATAAAATTCAAAGATAAAGAAGCATTAGCTTTAGCAAGACTAAACTTATCTAACGTAGGTTTAACTGTATCCGAACGTGCGTTTAGAAGAATGAGAATAAAAGGATACAAACAGTTATTAATTAAATAAATTGTAATTATGGAAGTACAAGTAGCACAAGTGAACAAAGCAACCATTAAGGATGTTATTAGTATTCGTAGTAATGATGCTAATAGCGCAGTAGTTGTATTTAAAGATGTAACAGCATTTAATACAGCTAAAAAGATATTATCATCAGCTAAAATGAAATTTACACCATTACACGTAACACCGATATTGTATCTACCACAGGGAACAGCATTACTCGTAACAGTATGAGTATATGGAATATTCTAAAGAGTTTCTATCTCAATTTAAAGTAGATGCAACAAACTATACGTATGTGCCAGTTGATAATCAACCACACGTAGTACCACTTATAAGAAAAGGTACAACAAAAAAGTTTGAAGCATTGGTATATGTAGAAGAATCATCTTTACGAGCATTCCAATGTGCAGCAATACAATGTGATTTGAAGTTATTACAAGACTGTCAAGGGTGTCGATGTTTGCCGGGTGGACGTAAAGATGGAAAAGCAGTAGTATTTAAAATAGAATACATTTATCAAGTACATGAACAGTGACATATTTAAACCTAGCTTGCTTCCAGATAAGGATAAGACTGAGTTTGTAAAGCAAGTACAACAAGAGTACAAGCACATAGGTTCAATAAAATATAGACCGGGTTCAACATTATGGCAATTTAACACAGAAACGGGAGAATTAAAACCTGCAAAAGTAACAGCCAAAGTGCAATTAGTATGGACGTCTAAAGGTGGTTGTACTAAAAAGACACGTAGCGTCATTTACGAGGACAAATGCGTTTACATGTGGGCGTTGAATAGAAAGAACGCTGAAAAGAAGATCCTCAGAGTTATTAACAATGTAATTAGAAAAAGACAAGAGAATCAATGATTGTACATTTTATTATTTTATAGTTTACAATAGCATTACTAATTGTATTAGTTATGTTTTTAGTGGATTCAATAGACTATATGTATTATCACCGAATGGAAATGGTTTGGTATGTTCAAATGATGATAGCATTAGTATTATCACTATTTATTTTAGGTGGAATCGTATTAATTGCATTTGCACTTGAATCATTTTGTTCGGTTGTAGGTCTATTACAAGACGCATCTGTAATTGCATTATCACCGAGATAAGTGTTTGATTATTAGGTTAAGTCAAAATTAATGCTTATCTTTGTAGGCTTTATGATGTTTGAGTTTCAAACGTAGTTATTAATCTATTTATTAATCTTTCTTATTATATGGCGAAAAAGGAAAATCTAAAGACATTTGTTATTCAACAAAGTGATATTGATAAGGCTATTAATTATCACTTAGATAAAGGTGGTAAAGATCATAGACATCTTGCTGATTGTTTGGAGCGTGAAATGTTTTACAGTTATTGCTGGGAAACTATTCATCGTTCTGTTCGTCCGTGGGATGGCTTTTGTAAGATATTGAATACTGTTGTTGATAGTTTGTTTTGTGGTATGCCTTCGATTACAATTAAAACAATTGCAATTGACGGTGCTATTACATTCCGAACTGCTCAATGTAATGGTGTGAGATAATGAGTGGTGAATGCAGTAATTGCGAATCTAGGCAGCGTAGGGGTAATGACCCTCGTTGTCTAGTTTGTATTTATTTCAATCCTGCAATATTTAATAAAGGTTTTACTAATGTTAAATCACAGCATTTTATTACTAAAGTTGAGAAAGCAATTAAAGATGCTAAAGTATTCAGAGATAAAGCTAAGATTGCTGATTTACGACTTAAAGTTAAAGATGTTTATGAAGTTCTTAATTCAAATGATAATTCTCGTACATTTCAAGAGATATTTGATGATAAGAAAGAGTATTGGCAAAAACTCGGACTTGATATTGCAAATATATGTGGATTTGAAGATGCACATAAAGAAGTTTCTGAAATTCATGAAAGTGATAAAGGTAATTTCTATTTTACATTTCCATGTTCTACGAGACTTAGAAATAAATATGTTCGCATTTATGGAACTGATATTTCGACGAGAGCTGCTATTGAAAAGATGTATCCCGATACTGATTATATTCAATATGATTCTGTAAAATGGAATACTCCTAATAAATATACTCGTCGTAAACCTTGTGATTGTTATACAGAATGGATATAGAAAAAGCTTTTGAAGTTATTCAGAATAATCTTATTGTTACTAGAGAACGTGAGAATTGTATGACTAATAATTGTCCTTGCTGTGGTGAACATAAATTTAGTACCAATATTAAAAGTACAGTTAATAGCTGCTTAAATTGTGGTTATACAGTTATGCTTAATAAAGGTCATATTGAGAGATTTAAAGGACAAGGTGTATTTGCATTATCTCGTGGCTATAAAGGTGGTATCCTTTCAATTGTTGAAGGTGGATGGGAAGCCGCAATTGAAACACTACCTAAAGTTGTTGCAGATGCTTTTGGTTGTACAATTAATGAACTTGATTATTGTATTCTTCATTCTGTTAAAGATGATAAAGTAGTTACTATTGATTTTAAAGGTATGCTCTAAGCTCCGCCCCGTTCCAGTCCTATTTCCCTACTGGGGTCTGGAAATGCTACATGGAGTGATGCTAATACTAAAGTATATATTATGACTGAAATAGACTTTGTTGTTGGTGATAGAGTTGTTACCTCTAGGGGAATCTATGGTACTATTGTATCTATTGATGAGAGTGCTGATACTTCTCAAGTTAATATTGGTAGCAAAACTGTCACTCTGTATAATAATCAGTTATGGTCGGTTAAGAATCGAATTTCTGTTGTTTGTTATTATACAGATGGTTATGAAAATTATAATAGACTTGTTACACTTCCTAAACAGTTTAAACTATATGACTTTACTAAACCATTAGATAATGAATTGTTGGATTATTGTAAAAAAGCTATTACTAAAAATGTTAAAGGTATTTTTACGATTACGAAAATTGAAATTTAAATATGAAAGCAAATCTTACTTATTCTCTTATCTCTGCTGATTTAAAGCAAGGGATGTATTTGTTGGTCAATGATCATCTTGGTTATGTTAGCCGTATGAATGGCGATGAAGCGATTATTTCGTTTTATTTTGAAGACGGTAAAGTCATTAAACTTGCTAAACAAACTATGACTCGTGAAGATGCTATTCGTACTTATGGCGAATCTGTAATCAAGTTGATTGCAATTGTTGATGGGAATCCTATTTCCATTAATCATCAGAATTATAAGAAGATTTTTACTCCTATGCTTACATTTGCTAAAGGTGCAGAAGAATCTTATATTGGTGAATTTATTCGTACTAAAGAAGGTCGTAATCCTTTATACGGTGAAGTATCTTCGGTTTATTCTATGCTTAAAAATGGTGATACTGTCACTATTACAAGTCTTGAAGTTGTTGATCGTTACAGTTTATATGATTCTACCAAAAGACTTGTTAAAGTTAAAGAAAAGAAATCCGGTTCTAAGTTCTTAGTTACTCGTATTGATGATGAGAAAGAAGAACTTCTTGTTAATCGTAACGATGTAACTCTTGGTGAAAAAGATAAATATGATTTATTTAATGTTATGAATTTCGATGCGTTAAAGAATCTTGTTGCAAGTGGTGAAGCAAAGACTGTTGAGGCTAAAGGTAAAACAAAATCTGAAGCTAGTTCTAGCGGTAATGCTTTTTATCGTTTGCATAAGAGCAAATGGAAAGCTACTTATAGTAAACTTGAAGGTCAAGATCATTATCAGTGGCTTGCTGTTCGTGAAGAAGATGAAGCAAACAATGAAGCTAAGATTGTTGTTCCTATCTCTGTTCCTATTACAAATATTCCGAAACATCAATTCAGTGGTTTCGATAATGAGTATTGGATTCCGGGTACAATTCGTGAAATGAATCAAGCTAAGGCTGATCTTAAGAATTTTGTTCCGTTTAGAGAAGGTCTTCCGATCTTTGGTAAACTTACTACTACTGTTCTTAATGGTAAGGAGTTTACTTACTTTCTTCTTGATAACATTAAACAAGAATCTGTTAATCACTACATCTTCAAGCATCGGGATATTACCGAGGAACGCCGGAGTGAATTAACCATTAAGAAGCTGCCTACGCTTTAATATAAGCTCGTAAAGGCACTTTTGTATTGAAATAAACCAATTGGTTCACTTTAATACAAAGTGTCTCTATGGGTCTAAAATGAGCCAAAATGAGGATAGTTAAAATCGAAATGCCTGTTTATAGGTATGCTGAACTTAGTGATAGTGCTAAAGAAGTTGTTAAAGATCATATTCTTAGTGCCATACGTAATGCTCAAGGTTTTACTGATTCTGTTAAGCATACTCTTGATGTTTTAGGCATTGAAGAAGCCGAGGTTTATTATAGTCTTGGTAATTGTCAAGGAGATGGTCTTTGTTTTACTGGTAGTATTACATGGAATAAAGCTATTGAGATTCTTTATATTAAAGAGAGTATTGCTAAGCTAGATAAAGATTTTATTAAGTCTTGTGAAGATTGTATTTATTCTATTAATTTTTATAAATTTGATAGAATGTATAATCATTGTAATACAGTTACTGTTGAATTTGAAGATAGTAGCTGGATGTATGCTGAGGATTTTACTAAGCTTAAAGATATATTTCTTACTTGGTATAAAGCTCTTTGTGGTAAGTTTGAACATCAAGGTTATAAATGGTTTTATGAGATTAGTGAAGAAGATGTTGTTGAGTATTGTGATAATAACGATATAGAATTTACAGCTAATGGAGACGTCTTTGTTGAACCTACTTAAACCTTATGAAGATATTAGTATTGCTTTTCAACGTTATCTTTTCCAAGTCACTAATGGTAGTGGTAATTTTATTGAGTTTGCTACTACGTTATCTTGGCGTATGCAATTGGGGATGGTTCTGGAGTTTCTCGATATTGTTTATGATATCACAATTTCTATATTCCCTAACGGAGGAGCTGTTATCAAAAGTATTAACGGAAGACAAATGGTTGCTGATGTGTATACAACTACTGAACCTGTCCATCCGCTTGTTCGTTATTACAATACTATTGATGTTGCTTGTAAATACATTTTAAAACCCTTTTAAATTATGGATACTACAGATAAACCTAAAATAAAAATTAAAGCCGTAGGGGATACTGTGTCTGGTATAGTTTATGTAACTGAAAAAGGTTCTTATCTTATAGATGTGAATTTTAGAGGTTATAATGATAAACATCCTGATTGTTCTACTATGGATTTACATGCTTGTTGTCCTAATGAACCTGATGGTGAACCTGATTATCGTCTTAAATCTGAAAGATTTATTGTTGTAGATGAGTTCTGATTTTAATAAAGATGCACTACTTAGGTCTGCCAAACGTATTAACGTTTCTTATTTTAAAGAACAACAAGAAGATGCTATTAATGCTATTTGGCAATGGTGGCAATCACAATCTATAAGTTTTACTCTTAGTGGTTATGCCGGTACTGGTAAAACTTTTATCATGCGTCATCTTGTACGTTATTTGATAGTTGAAAAGGTTTGTGTTACAGCTCCAACTCATAAAGCTCTTCGAGTTCTTGAAAATAGTTCTGGTAAGAAAGGTATGACCATTCAATCTCTATGTGGTCTTAGACCTAATGTAGATATTGAAGATTATAACATTGAGAATCCTTCTTTTAAGGTTATAGGTGAACAGAAAATGAGAGGTTATAGACTTGTCATTATTGATGAGTGTTCTATGATTAATCCTGGTCTGTTTAATCTACTCATAAAGACAGCTATTCAGTGTCGATGTAAACTCTTATTCTTAGGAGATGAACTTCAGATTCCTTATGTTGTTGCTAAAGGAAAAGGAGAAGAAGATACTTATAATCGTATTAGTCCTTCTTTTACTCACACTGATGTTCAATTTCGTTTAACTCAAATTGTTAGACAAGAAGCTGGTAATCCTTTGCTTGAATTGTTTGGTATTATTCGCTCTGATTTGATTAATGGTACTGCTAATTTCTATCAGTATATTCTTCAAACTCGCGAAGCTGTTAATGCCCAAGGTGAAGGTTTTACTATTATGAATAAACTTGATTTCCGTAATAAGGTTATTGAAATGTTTAGTTCTGATAACTTTAGTAAGGATATTAATTATGTTCGACTTATTGCTTTTACTAATGATTGTATTGGCTTTTGGAATACTTTTATTCGTGATGGTGTTCTGAATAATCCTCAAGGTATGATAACGAAAGATGATATGTTTACTGCATATCGTACTGTATTTGATGAATACAAATCTCCTATTATTATTAATAGTGAAGATTATGTTGTTCATGATGTTCGGTATTATGTAGCAGATAATGGTCTTGCTTGTTATTGTATTACATTGAGGTCTGCGTTTGATGGTAAAGTTACTCCTATGTTTAAAATCATTGATTTTTGGGATTCTAATAACATGGATAACTTTGGTGCTATGCTAAATGCAATTCATTATAAAGCTCTTACTGGTACTGATCGTAGTAGATGGTTTAGATACTTTAGATTTAAAGATATTCATCTTACTATGACAGATTATAGACTTAATGCTGCTAATAAGAATCGTCTTGTTGCTAAAGATATTGATTATGGTTATGGTATAACCGCACATAAGAGTTAGTAACTTGGCTCTTGTAAAACTCCTCTAATTGCTGGAACCTCGTGAAGATGATAATGCTACAGCTGAATGTGAAAACATAACTGCGAATGCTTAAAAAATTATCATTATATGACAATCAGCAGCTAAGATTACTCTTTCTGATGCGAATCACAAAAGTAATAAAGTTCATCGACTAGTCGAAAGACGTACTGATATTAATATTACTATTAATATTGGGAAACGGGGAGAATTATTATAACTTTCATATTTATATTACAGTTCATAAAACTGTATTTGTAATATTATTAATATTTAAATTATAGAATTATGTCTGTTAATATTTATTCTCTTAGAAATCCTATTACAAATGAAATTATTTATGTAGGTAAAACTATTTATGCTTTAAATTATCGTTTAAATCATCATTATACTAAATTGCATGAATGCCAAAAAGGAAAACGCAATTATACTCCTTTGTTTAAATATTTAGAAAATTTATTACCTACTAAAGTAACTATTGAATTAATAGAAGAAGTTGAAGATTCAGAACAAAATTATAAAGAAAGATATTATATAAATGAATATAAAAATAAATATAATACTCTTTTAAATGATACTTTTGGAGGTGATGGTGGTAATACTTATATTTTAAAATCTGAATCGGAATTAAAAGCTATAGGAAATAAAATATCTAAAAAACTTAAAGGTAAAGCTAAACCTAAAGGTTTTAAAGAACATTTATCTGCAATTAGAAAAGGAAAAAATAATCCTTCTGCTAAAAAACTTAATAATCCTATTATAGCTATTAAAGACAATGTTATTATTAAGAGATTTTATTATTTATACGAAATCAATTTATTTCTTAATGATAAATATTCAGCTTCTAATATTATAAGAGCCTTAATTGATAAAACTCATTGTAATTGTAAAGGATATTCTTTTAAATATGAAATTAATAATTAAGATATAGTCAGTCCTATTATGAAAATTATAGGGTATATGCAAGGCTCAACATTTGAAAATGTTTGTATTGATCTTGATGATATTATCTATTTTCAAACTAAGTGGGGTAAGCGTATTAGACGTAACTCTGCTGAAGCTCTTAGACTTCTTTATGTAGCTATGAGTAGAGCTACTAAACATGCTTATTTAAAATTATGAGTAAAAATATTATACTTAGTGAAAAACATGGAGTTAATCCAAGTATTACTGTTTGTCCTATTTGTGGCAAAGAAATAGGTATTGCCATATTAGGTTATATTAAAGGCGACAAAGAAGCTCCTAGATATATACAAGGAGATATTTGTGACGAATGTAAAGCTAGAGTTGCTGATAATAAGTGTTTCGTTATATCTGTTGGTGAAGATCAACGTCTTAAACATTATACTATTGTTAGCAAAGATATATTTACACAAAAGGTTGAAGGCTGTGCTGTTCTTATGAAAGAAGCTGACTTCAATGCTGTATTTGATAAACATTGAGATATGGAACATGTTTATATGTTTGATTATTGTACATCTTCGATATATCATTTTACTGTTAAGAATGATGAAGATATTGAAGATATTATGAGAGATAAAAGTCTTAGACTTGATGATTGCTATTATATGGCTTCTGAAAGTCCTATTGATATTGAAGAACTTTAAATTGATATTATGCTTATAACCGAAGATCAAATTCAAGATATAGATAAGATTTATGTCTTGAAAGAATGCTGGGCAGCTCCTTGTGGTATGGGTAGTAATCAACGTATTATTCATAATCGTTGGATGGTTCCTATTACTTGGGTTGCTGAGCAATGTTCTATGAGTGCTGTTCAAGTTCTCGAAGAACATCTATTTGCTAGTGGTTTAAATGTTGATACTGTTGGTAAGATGGAATTCCTTAAAGCTAGAGCTAATCTTAAGGGATATGATCTTACTGCTGTTGTTTGTTCAACTCTGAAATACGAAGACGGAACTTCTGTTTATGCCGATACTACCGAAGAAGACAGAAAATAGATTGCCAATTTCTACAGATGTTTTGATTAATGGTATTGCTTTGACTATTACTCGATGTACGTTTCAAGAATATAAGATGAGGTATAATATAAATTCTGATGAATTTGATGATCTTGATAAAGGTTATGAATGTGTTTATAATCCTTATCATATTATATTTATACCTGATATTATGGCTATTGATATGTTTGATTTGTAAGGTGCAGATGCTCCGCTCCCTACCACTCCTTCATCCCTACTGGGGTTTGCAAAGTTTTACTAAATGTTATTGATATGGCATTAACTGATGAAGAATATAAAGCGTTAGATGAAGCTGAATACATGATTGATGATGTTCTTGTTGAAGCTTCTCCTATTTCGTTTGATGCTTATTGTGAAAAGTATTCGTTTGATTCTACCGAATATGATTGTGATGTAAAAGGATATGATGTTAAGATTTTTAAAGATGCTGAATCTTTTCATACTGTCTTTATGCAACGTAGTTTGTTTGAACGAATTGCTGCTAAAAGTAATTACTGATGCAAACGAGATTTTCTAATATGTTTAAAGATACGTCTGATGAATTACGTGAAGATGATTATTGTGATAAGTGTGATCTATGCGTGCGGAACTCTCTAATCCCCAGTAGGGGACAAGGACTGGAAGGGAGCGGAACTATCCTACATTTAGTTGCTGCTCCTAGTCCTGCTGATAGAAAGACCAAATATGTACTTAGTGGTAACACAGGTAAATTCATTAGACGTATTCTTGAAGATAAGAAATTACTTGCTTTATCGTATATTACTTCTGTTGTCAAATGTGGTACATCTCAGACTATTAATGCGAAAGCAATTGCTGAATGTTTTCCTAGACTTCAAAGAGAGATTGCTAGAGTTGAACCGAGTATGTTTATAACTTATGGTAAAGATCCATATTTTATTGTTAGTGGAGGTAAAGCTTTTCCTAAAAGTGGAGAAGGTATTGATGTGCTTCCTAATGGTAAGATACATATTTATACTATGAGTCTTGAATATATGCGTAAGAATAATGACTATAGTTATCTTGATAGAGCGTATGATACTGCTGTTATTGCTTATCGTAAATTTGTTAATCAATGGGTTATTTTAAAATAAATGGCTACTAATAAATCACCTACTACTAGTTGGATATATGATTTAGAAGTTTATCCTAATATGTTTGAGGCTAGCTTTATTCCTTACGGTGTTCCTCAAGATATTATTGATTTATATATTGCTGCTGATATAGCTAAGAATAAAGAAGATAAACGTCTTATTCTTGAAGCTATGGGTGCTAAGACTTTTATTATTTATAGAGCTTATCATGAAGATAAATTTGAACGTCAGAATATGACACCTGCTTCATGGGATGATTCTAATAATATTAGTAGTGGTATTGAAGGTCTTTATATGTTTTTTAAATCTCATAAAATTATCATAGGTTATAATAGTTTTAACTATGATATGACTATGCTTGATATATTTATTCATTATGCTCCTACATTTGATTGGAAGACTGGTCTTCGTGAAGATACTTATGGTAGAAAGCAACATATAACTGAATTTCTATTCGAGCATTCTCAGAAAGCTGTTGATAAGGATATGGGTGGTAAAACATATCGTAGACTTCTTGATTTTTATAAAGGTCGTAGATATTTTCGTCCTTTTACCGATTTTGATATTCAAAAGATTCTATATCTTGATGCTACATTTGTTGCTCTTAAAGCTGTTATGATAGTTCTGAAATGGTATCGTATTCAAGATTTACCTATTCATTGGAGTTATCGTATCAAACGTGATGAGATAGCACTTGTAACAGATTATAATATTAATGATGTTCTAGGTACTGATGCTCTTGTTAAGAATCAACAGAAAGAATTAGATCTTCGTGCTAAGCTAAGTGAGATGTATGCTATTGATCTACGTAATATGTCTCGTAGTTCTATTGGTAAGAATCTAATGACTAAATTCTATTCTGAATGGTCAGGTATGCCTTCTTATGAATTTGTTGATCTTCGAACTGAACGTAGTGCTGTGCCTATTGGTAAGATTGTTAAGGATAGTATTACATTCAAAACTCCTTTTTATAGGAAAATACTTGAAGCTATTCAAAGATATAGTATTTATATTGGTTTAGGTACGGCAAAGCAAAGTGAATTAAAACGAGAAAATATCGCTAATGGTATTGTTGTTACTACTTGGAAAAAGAGTTTTCAATCTCTTGAGTTTTTATCTCATGATAAAGGTTATACTTTAGCCAAAGGAGGTCTTCATAGTAAAGATGATCCTAGAGTTATATGGGCTAATCCGGGTGAAGCTCTTGCTGATCCCGATGTTGCGAGCATGTACCCAAGCTTCATTGTTAATTATGGTGTTAGTCCTCATCATCTTTCATCTAAAGTTTTTCTAGGTATTGTTGAATGGCTTAGAACTACTCGACTTGATGCGAAACATAATGGTCGTAAATTAGAAGCTGATGCTTTAAAGATTGTTATTAATCGGATTTATGGAGCATTAAATGATGCTATGGATTATTTATATGATCCTGAGTGTACTTATACTGTTACTATAAATCTGCAATTATTGTTATGTAACTTAATTGAATCTTTCGAACTTAATGGTTTTGATGTATTATCTGCTAATACTGATGGTTTACTTATAAGACGTCCTAATGACAGACTTGATTTATTTAATCATATCTGTAAAGAATGGGAAAATTATAGTAAACTTAGTTTAGATACAGAAGTATTTGAAAAGTATTGTAGAAGTGCTGTTAATGATTATATTGCTGTTGGATATGGTTTCTATGACGCTTTACAAGAGTATAATCGTTGTGGTGTCTGGATTGATTCTAAAGGTAATACTTATACTACACGTCAAGCTATTGAAGATAAATTTATTAAGTTTAAAGGTTATTTTCTTCAAGACCCTGAATATAATAAAGGTTTTGTTTATCCTGTTGTTAAGAAAGCTCTTAAAGAATATTTCCTTTATGGTGTTGATATTACTGAATTTATTAGAAATTATATCAATACTTCTCGTACTGCCATTTATGATTACTGTTTTAGTCAGAAAGTTGCTGGTAAATATACTACAATTTATAAGACAGTTAGAGATGGTAAACCTGTTTATATTAAGTGTCAAAAGCATAATCGTTTTTATATTTGTAAAAGTGGTGGAGGTGCTATAACAAAAGCTATTGTTCCTGATTCTGATAATATAGCATATGGTGATGATATTAGCGGAATTATTGTTGAAGAAGAGAAGTCGCTTGTTGCTGATCAGAGAGTAGCTTTGTTTAATGATTACGAATATAAAGAAGATTATAATCTTAATTATGGTTTTTATATTAATGAAGCCTATAAGATTCTTTATGGTAATGGTAAAACAGGTAAAGGTGAACGTCGTGGTATTAACAATAATAGTAATAACTTGTTTGGTTGGTAAGATATGAAGAGAGATAGAGCTGTTATTTATAAAGATTTTTATACCAATAAATTTTCAGCTGTTAAAGCTGTTATTGTTGTGTATTTAGATGCTGCCTTTGAAGATTTCTTTATTCAATATCCTTTTAATAGTAAGAACTTTAAAGATTATGATCATGATAAGATGCTTAAACATATTGTTTTTGATCTTTGTCGTATCATGGGTGATGCTGGTTTTAGGTTATATGAATTATTAACTGATTATGTTGATGATGTATATAATCGTAATGAAATAGAACAATGCGCTAGAGCTGTTCTTGATAATATTAAACTTACAGATGTTAATTAAGATAGATGAAAGATTACGATATTTCTGAAAAATATAAGCGTATTTATCAGGGTATTCTTAAATGGAAACAAGCTGGTTATAAAGGTTTATTTCAATATACTGAACGTATTGATATTCCTCTTGTAATTAATGAGGTTATTCAACATGTAGCTAATCAAGTTGAAGCTGATCCTTATGTTCACATTGTAGTTCCTGATATTAAGACGAAAGATTCTCTTCGTAAACGTATTGTTCATACAGGTGTAGTTATAGATTTACTTAAAGATTTTATTGATCGTATCACTAAAACTTGTAAAGGTAAAGATATGCTATATGCTGATACGTTTGTGATGCTTGATTGTACAAATGAAGCTTATCATAAAGATGATACTTATTTCAAGAAGTTGAAAAAAGTAGCTGCTGATAGGTTTTTATTTGTTACTACGAAAAAGATTCCGGTTAATATGTTAAAAGCGTTTACTGCTTGTGGTATTCCGGTTGTTGATACTATAACTAAAGGTATGGCTTTGGAAGAAGGTTGGATTTCTCCTTATGTTATATATAATGTTGGTATTGAGTTTACAAGTGAAGAAAAAGAGTTATATAAACAGCTTACTGAACAAATTTCTTCTATGCTTTCTATATTTAAAGGTAAAGCTAAGATGGTAAATTATGAGTTTAGGAAGTTTACTCATCTACGTATGGATATGGTAGAAGATGATATGGCTCTTATTAAAGCTTGTCACATGGGTGTTAATTATGTAAATAATCTTACTGATAAAGTAGAGCATATACATAGTGAAACAGTACGTAATATGGTTGCTGAAGTTATGGGTTGGAAAGCTAATCTTGATCTTTCTAATGACTATAATAAGCAAGTAGAAATGTATTGGAATCCCGATAATATACTCACTCGTACTAAAGCATTTAGTGATGCTATTGAGAAACGTTTAGAGTTATATAATAATAATCTTAATAAGAGAGAAGCTATTGCTACTGCTATTAAGAATATTAAAGGTAAAGGACTTGTTTTAAGTAAGACTCGTTCTATTACTAATTTTGTTGAGACTTTGGATTACTGTATGTGTTGGTATAAAGGTATGACTTCTAGGATTTGTTATGATTTTAATGGTCAGCCTTATACTTATACTACTGGTGCCAAGAAAGGTGAACCTAAAGTATTTGGTGATATTGGTATCCGAAAAGAATGTTTAAAACATCTTGAACATGGTGATGTTTCTGTTATTGCTACTGATGAAGTTGCTAATGTGGTTTTTGATGTTGAGGGTCTTACTACAATTATATGTACCTCTCCATATTGCAACCCATTTAAGACCATTTCCGACAAGAAAGAGGAACAACCATACATAAATAAGCCTACTATTATAATATGGCTTTATATGCAAGATTTCACACTCAATTCGGACGATTACCGCACGTCAAAAGAGAAAGAAAAGCTTATTGATGCGCAGAGTAAATTTACTACTGATATTGTCTGGACTAACGGCATTAAAGATGTTAAATTTTAATTTTTGATAATTTAGTGCTTACTATTGTTGCACACGTCAAAAATATTATCTATTTTTACCAATGGAAAATAAAGACAAAGAAAACGACAAAATGAGTGAAGAAGTTATTACAGATGATGCTACGAAAGACGGTGCTAATGCTGCTACTAATAAAGGTGAAGTTGTAAAAGCTAATAGTGGAGCTGTTGCACAAGCAAATAAAGATGTAATTACTCGTAATCTCGCTGTTCTTGGTGAATATAGAACTTTTGCTGAAAGTCTTATAAATACCGATCTTGGTGCGAGATTTAAAGAAAATGTAACTAAAGATGGAACTGTCACTGAAGTTATTAACATTGATAACATGGTTACTTGTTTATTAACTGGGCAGGAATTAGGTCTTTCTCCTATGACTTCTCTAGCTTATGGTCGTAATCTTAATCTCGACGCTATTCAAAAGGTTGAACTTGGTAAAACTCTTGGTCTTTCTGTTACCGCTTCTTTAAAGAATATATTCTGTTTTGAAAGTGGTGGTACTAGACAAGTTTATACGGGAATTAATGTTGTTGAGGGTTGTCTTAATAAACATCATATTGATATTGAGATTGACGAAGACTTTGTTCCCGTATATGAATATTTTAATGTTCAGCTAAGTAAACCTATTATTGAATTTAAACCTGAACGTCACATTGATATTGACGAATATAACGATGATTATGTTCGTAAAATGATGGCGGAACAAGGTATGATTCCTGTTACTCGTATTGTTAAGACTTATCGTACAACTGTTACTCTGGTTCGTAAAGGTAAAAGAACTACAATTTCTTATACTCTTCAAGAAGCTATTGACGCTGGTCTTAAATCGGGTAAGAACTCAATTACCGGTGCTGATGTTAAAGGTAAAGATAATTGGGATAAACACACTCGTTCTCTTATGAGAAAAATGGCGATTATGATCGCTGCTCGTATCTGCGCTAATGATATTCTTAACGGAATGTATTGTGATGTTGAACTTAAAGATGTTAAATCTATTAATGATGATTACGTTGATGTTCAATATGTAGAAGCAGATGATAACGCAAATTATTAAAGAATAAATACCGTTTGTGGTAGTGATATTGCAAACATCTATCTTATATAAACTATTAATAAAGTTAAAGTCATGGAAAAATTTAATTTTGATTTCTTGAAAGCTGGTATCAATGAAGGTCGTTTTGAAACTGTAGCTAAAGCTGCTAAAGTAAGTGATGAAATTCGTCCGGAGTTGGTGGTGAACATCTCCATTAACAAGATGTGTATTAACGGTCTTGCATCTAAGATGCTTAACATTGAAACAGGCGACTATATGAAAGCTATGGTCTTGACTGCTGATCAATGTGAGAACGATGTGAACAAGAAGTTCTTCATCATGGTTTCTAAAGTGAAAACTGACGACATGATGACTCTTGCTGCTGTCGGTAAAGCTAAAGGTGTTGGTCGTAAATTGTTCTGCTCTTACTCAGCTTGTTATTCTCAATTCTTGCAGAATACTCCGGATGCACAAGCTATTACCGCTGATAAGCTGGCTGAACTTGGCTATGCTTACGGAATTGATAAGAAAGATTCTGAAGGTAAACCTTACACGAAGTACACCGCTAATCGCGAGGTTCACTACGAATTGGTTGATACCGGTATCGACTATCCGAACTCTGACGGTTCTATGTTACGTATCTGGGCTTGCGTGAACGCACAGATTATCGACCGTCCTTACGATTCGTCTGTTGAAGCTGAAACTGCTGCTGATGATGCAGAAGATAAAAAAGCTAATGCACCGGAAACTGTAGCTGATACCGCAAATGCTGAAACTGCTGCTAATGCACAGGAAGAAGTACCTGCTGCTCAAGAAACCGCTGGTGACGGGGATGATATTTAATCTATATCCGTGACAACACATTGCTTAGCTAAGCAAATCTATCTTACAGAAAGAGGGACTATTAAGGTTCCTCTTTTTTTTACTCTTTAAATTACTTATAAAATGAGTGAAGTTAATAAAAGTCAAGCTGCTGCCGGAGTTATTAATTTTGGTGAAGTTGTAGTTACCCAAGACAAGAAGTTTAAACCTCGTGAAGAGTTCAACAATTTGTGTCAGGCACATCTCGTATCTGTTGAGATTAAAGAAACCGAAACTCCTAAAGTAGATGAGAACGGTGTTGCATCCACCTATGAGTATGCCGGTATTCCCGTACCAACTATTGTTTTCCGTTATAAAGAAGAACCTGTTCCCGGTGATGAAGTTGATCGGTTTTATACTGATTCTTTCCGTATCGTCACTACTCGTAAAACTGACGGAACTGCTGTAGATGTTAAAACGTTTACCTCTTTAATTACAGAAGCGTACCGGAATTGTCGTCACCGTCTCGATGCTTATATCGGTTGTCCTAACTTCGTTGAACCCGGCTTTCCTCAGCCTATTGATATGAACGCTGATATTAACGGTCGTATCGCTCAATGGAAAGCATTTTGTGAGTTCTTTGTTAAAGCATTCAATGTTGGCAAAGAGGGTAAGCCTGTATTCTTAGATGAAAAAGGTGAACCTATCGTTGTTTGGATGAAGCTTCTTGCTCATTATGGTGATCGTAAGTATCTTTGTACTCCGGGCTTTGTTGGTCAGGGTTATGTTGAACGTGTTATTAACGGCAAAAAACCTTCAATTGAGATTCTTCCGGGTGAGACTGTTGAACTCTCTAAAGATGTTGATAAAGACGAGAAACCTGCTGGTGCAGCCGCTGAAGCTGGCGTTGCTATGGATTACGGTTCCGGTCAAGGCGTTAATGCTGATGCAATTAATGCTTTAAAGAATCGTTATGCTGGTAACGGTGGTACTCCGGGTAAATATTAAGATGTAACTTAGACTTTTGAAGAGGGTAGAGCAATCTATCCTCTTTTTTTGTGTCTATTGGTTTTGTGCATAGTGTTACTAACGCTCCGCACGTGACCTCACCTTGTTCCCTACTGGGGATTGCAAATGCTACAAAAGATGTAAATATGTGGAGTACAAGTGATAAGGATTATATTTTGAATACACTTGATCAAGTACATATTTATTCTGTCTTTCTTAATGTTCCTGAAACAGAGATAAATAATTGTATTTGTTTACGCAATTATAAAATCTCTAATCCTCTTCGTTATGATCCTAATCCTTCAGTTAGTTTTAAATGGTATGGTAATAAGCTGATATTTCGTGATTTTGCTGATTATCGTTATCGTGGTGATGTATTTGAAATTGTTGGTCTAGTTCTTAAAAAGAATTGTACTAACAATAAAGACTTCGTTGAAATATGTTCTAATATCATCGAATATGCTTCTGATGTTCTTAATGATTCACCTTATGTTAATCGTGTATATCAAGCTCAGAATAAGATTATCAATAATGAATTTCGTGTTATTACAACTGTAAATCGTAAAATGACTTTTTATGATTATAGGTATTATAATCAATTTGGTGTTACTAATGATCTCGTAGATAAATACGTGAAAGCTGTTGAATCTTTTAAGATTGATGGTATTAGTAATCCTTATTATTATACTCGTCATGACCCTTGTTATGAATATCAAGTTAATGATGGTTGTATTAAACTCTATTTTCCATTTAGAAATAAGCATATTGCTAATCGTTTCATTACTAATAATAAGTGTCCTCTTGAAAATCTTGAAACTTTAACTGATACTAATTATAAGTTGATTGTTAAGTCTCAAAAAGATAAACTATTAATGTTACGAATACTGAGAGAGTTGAGAATTAATGATGTTGGAGTTTATGTGATTGCAAGTGAAACTGCTAAACTTCCTGATGATATTGTTGATGTTTTACGAAAAACTACTAGGATTCAAGTTTATGTTATGCTTGACACTGATAATACTGGTCTTACTTCCGCTATCGAATATGAAAAGAATTATGGTTTTATTGCTTTGTTCATGACTAAAGGTTATAGTGCTAAAGATCCTACAGATTTAGTTCGTATTACAGATTACAACTTCGTTAAGAAAAAGTTTGCTAATATGTATTTAAATGAGATTGTAAATGGTAAAAAAGGAGGAGTTGTGCCCTGATGCGCAACGGCTATTATGTGAGGGTATTCCTCTTAGAGCTTTAGGTGATGGTACTAGGTACTTCTTATATCCTATGAATAAGACTGATTATAACATCGTTATTGATGCTATTAAACAGCTTCGTGAAGCTATGAGTAAGATGTCTTATCAAAATGCTCAAATTAAACTAAATCAATTCGTTCATACTTGGGGTTTTAATCCTTTTAAAGAAGGTGCATTTATGGGCGAAACTAAGATTAAGTCTGATGAGGACTTTAAGATTGTTGAAACTCTCTTTGAAGTTGTTCAAGGTAAACTTCACAATAAACAAGCATTAACTGGTAGTTATCAATGTTTCTGTCATAAGAACTTTAAAACTATTGCTTATGCTCCTCATAAGACTATTCGTGATTCTTGGAATTGTATGCTGATTGCATATAATAATCCTACGCATTGTATTGTTTTATCGCATAACGTTGATGAAGATGGCAACCGTATATGGGGATGATAACGTTACTACTCTTTACAAGCGTGATGCACTGGGACGTATCGTGTTTTGGAGGATTGAGACTGATGGAAGTCACGAGAGGGTGTCATACGGCTTGTTTGAGCGACTTTCAGACGTCGGACAGGTAATTGTATCAGCTTCAACAAAGACCTCTTATAAAAGCCAAATCAAGCGTAAAATCGACCGAGGATACAAGACGGCAGAAATGTATGGTGTTACTAGTGATATGTATGAGAGTGCTAATCAACTTCATGATCTACTAGATAACGTTATTCCTAAATTTGCTACTGATGCAAACAATGTTGATAAACCTATGAAGTGTCAAAAGTGGAAAACTGGCATTTTTGATTATTCTAATGGTGCTTTTGCTGATCCTAAGATTAATGGGGTACGTTGTACTATCAAGTATGAAGCTGTTGATAACGGTTTATTTGGTACTACTTATGAGGTTGTTATTCGTAGTAAAGAAGGTCTTCGTTATAATGTAAAACATATTGAAGATGCTTTTATGACTTATGTTTATTGTACTCCCAATTATAGAAATATTACTTTTGATGGTGAGCTTTATATTAAAGATCAAAAGAATACTACTATTGGTGGTGCTGCACGTAATCCTAAGAATCCTCTTCATAAATATCTTCAATTTGTGAATTTTGATCTTAGTATTCCTGATGTTTCTAATAGAGATCGTTTTCATCTTAGAAGAAATATATTAAGAAAAGCTTTTAGTTTAGCTGTTAATAATGATGATAATTGTATTTTTATACAAGATATTCCTGAAGAACATGATGATACTAAAAATGCTAAAATAGTTTCATTATGTTCTATTAATATTAAAGGTGATTCTGATGTTGAAGCTTATAGAGATCGTTGTATTGCAGCCGGTTATGAGGGTTGTGTTGTTCGCTCTAAGATTGCAGAATATAAGTTCGGTTCTCGTCCACAAACTATGATGAAAGCTAAGAAGTGTGAAGAGACTGAATGTTTGTGTTTAGATATTCTCGTTGATCCTATAACTAAAATTGTTGATGGTCATGAGGTAGTTTATAATTATGCTAAGTTCAAATGTAAGAATGATTTAAATGCTGAAACATTTGAAGTTAAGCCTACAGCTATTTATAATGGCAATACCGATAATACTATGACAAGTGATTATATTCTTAGTCATAAGAATGAATTTATCGGTAAAATGCTTGCCATTAAGTTTTATGAACGTACAGATAAGAACATTCCGTTTAATGCTAATGCTTATGGAGTTCGTGATTATGAATCTAACGATTAATTACATATAATGGAAGATACAAATCCTTTTAAAGAAAAAGAGGAAATTAAACAAGACATTCCTGTTGATAGTTCTCCTTCTAAAGCTGAAGAAGAATTATCTGCACTTACTATTACAACTGAGAAGTATAAACCTATTGTAATAAATGGTGTTTCAATTCCGTCTGTTGTTAGAACAGATGCTCCTGATAAACCATATATAGTTACAGAGCCTCGAACTGTTGCTGATTTATCTAAGGATGAAGTTGATTGGCTTAATACCAATATTAATTTCATTCTTGATGCTACAGGTGAGTTTATTCCTGTTACTAGTGGTAATCAATTTGTATTCTATCAAACTCTTTTGAAAATTCAGTATTATATTTATGCTCATAATATTCCAATTGAGTTCTTTGATGGTAACAATGAAAAAGCTCGCTATTATAAGATTTGGAATATCGGTTATTTGATCGACAATGAAAATTATGATAGTGCTTATGAACCTCAATTTCATATTTGTGTTGATAGTAACATGAGTGCTGAAGTTGAGTCTCGTGATCATGCTATTAAAATGTTTAACAGATATACTTATAATCTATTTAAGGAGGCTGTGAAACTTATAGATTATAAAGTTCCTAAAGGTAGTTCTTTAGCTATTGCTAAATGTTCTGCAAGACTTATATTTGATACTGTTGAAGATTTTGAAGCTTGGATTAAAGATAGTGTTATCCCAGCTACAGAAGCTCCTACAAATAATCATATTCTTTCATTCTTCCCTAAACTTAATCCTTTGTATCTAAATTCTAAAGTTAGAACACTTGATACGTTTAGTTTCTATGCTAATCCTAAAGCGTGGATTGCTCAGAATGAAGCTGGTAATACTTATAAAGCTAAGTTTAATATTTTGATGTTTCCTGAGTTTATTGGAGCATTAACTATTACAACTTATCATTCAGCCGCTAAGACGATTGAAGTTAATATGGAACAACTTTCTAATCGTCTTAAAGCCATTGCAGAAAGTCATATTTATAAAAAGGCTTAATTATGGATGCTGTTAGTAGTGTTACTAAGGAAATGTTTCGTAGATATTTCATAGCGGCACTTGTTAGCATTGGTATTCCACTCGATCAAGCTAATTTGTTTTGTTGTATGAATCAACGTAGACGTCTCATGGATCTTGGTATTTGTACCGTTATTTCTATGAAGCTTGATGAGTTTATGGAAGCTAGAGTTCCTGATTATAAAGGTTGTATGCCTAAAGATGATTGGGAAGCTATTATAAATTATAACTTTTCAGATGATTAAGATATGAAAGTTGTTATTACTAAACACTTTCCTTTTGGTAAGTTTGTTGCTATTAATATGTTTGCTAGACTTTATCTTAAAGATAAAGATAAATCTAGGCTTACATTAATGATTAGGTATCCTAATAGATATTTTAAACTTATTCAACATGAACGTTCTCATACTAAACAACAGAATGACCTCTTAGGTATATTCTTTTATGTATGGTATGTCATTGAATGGTTCTTTAAACTCTTCACTGAAGGTAAGGCTTATCGTGAACTTTGTTTCGAGCGTGAAGCTAGAGCAAATGAGACTAATGTAGATTCTTATAATGTTATTGTACATTACAAAAATGGTAAAGCTTATACTATTATACAAGATAGTATTCCTATTTGTACTTACTATGACATTAATGATATTATCAAAAATATTGATAATATTAAGTATCTTGAGTTTAAACCTTTGAATGTTAAAGGTAGTCTTATTAATCGTAAGTGGGGTAGTTGGTTGAGATATGTATTTAAAAGATAATATGAGTTGATTTCTTATTCAATTATAGCCTATGCTGTGAAGCACGCTGTTGAAGCCGCTGGTCTTAATTGACTAGCGGCTATTTTTGTTTAATCTAAAATTGTTATTATGAATTTTGGAGAAGCTATTGAACGTGTTAAGACTCGTTCTTATATTGCTAGACGAGCTAATTGGGATGATGATATGTTTATATTTGCACAAATTCCTGCAAATATAAATGAAGAAACTATTCCTAAAATGCAAAGTCTTCCGGATGTTGTTAAACGTGAGATTATAGAATCGGGTTTTACAAGTCTCGATTATCAAAATCAAATTTGTAAGTTTGATAATGGTGTTATTACTTATTATACACCTACTGGTAATGAGATTTTTGCTGATGATTGGGAAACTAAGAGTGATGATGCTCTAGCTGAATGGGAAAATATATGACACCTGAAAATGTAAGTGCTATTATAGATACTGTTAAAGGTACTGTATTACCCAGTGAAAGAATTGCTATGTTTAATAAAGCTTGTGCAATTGATCCTCACGATACAGTAGTTATTGAAGAGCTATCTGAACTTATTAAAGCTGTTTCTAAGATTAATAGATGTCATAATAATAAACATCTTAAAAGTCTTATGGAAGAAATTGCTGATGTTAGAATTGTTATTGAGCGTATCATGTGTAAATATAATATTAAAGAAGACGATATTGATAAGCTCATAGTGTTTAAAATAAATCGCTTTATTGATCAATATGGCATCTAAAAATAAAAATGATCAAGTAAATCATCCTAAGCATTATACTTCTGATCCTAGTGGTATTGAATGTATTGATATCACTCGTCATAGAAATTTTAATATAGGTAATGCTATTAAATATCTATGGAGAGCTGGTCTTAAAGAAGACAAAGATCGTAAGCTTATTGATAAACAAGTTGAAGATCTAAATAAAGCTGTTTGGTATCTTATAGATGAGATTCATCGTCTTGGTGGTAGATGTACTGTTAAGACTGATTCAATTAATACTTGTTTGCCTATCGATAATGAAAGTATTATTGATGCAACTTTAAATTATCATGAAAAGATTAATGGCCAAGATGTAAGTATTCTTGGTCTATCTAATGGTAATAGCGGTATTAGATTTAATATTGCAGATCATCTTAAATCTATTCTATTAGATCTATATCATATTAAAGTTGAAAATGGTGGACAAACTAAACTTGATATGTGATGAAATTTGTTAGACCTGTTAGTGTTATTCATACAGCTCATAATCTTAAAGGTGGCTTACAATTAGCTGAATTTGCTGGTCGTCTTTGTTATAAATCTGAAGGTAAGACTGCACCCGGAAGTTACGTTAAATTTCTTCTGATGCTTATTGATAAAGGTCATACTTCGATTCTTGAGCATTGTCCTATTTATGTTTGTGGTTATCATGATATGATGAGTATTGAAATGATAAACATTAGACACTCTGCTTTTTCTCGTTTTGTTTCTGATATTAAAGATGCAAGACCTGATTCTCATTTCTATTATATTTACACTAATCTTCGTGTTGTATATAATGAAAGTCCTGAATTAGCTAAAGCTCTTATTCAAACTTCTACTATGGAAGGTGATGAGATTTGGAAAGCTCATGGTGTTGCTTGGTTTGTTCCGAAATTTGATCATCCTTTCGCTCGTATGAGTGCATATATAACTACTCTTAGAAGTGTTGTCGATGAACTTGTACGTGAACGTGTTCAATCTTGTGCCGTTGAATCAACTCGTTGGTGTGATTATTCTAATGAAGGTAGATTTGAAGGCATTTCTTTCTGTCTTCCTCATTGGGTTGAAAATTCAACTTTCAACGCTTGTTTTAAGAGATTCCTTAAAGATGTTGAAACTATTGAAAAGAATGAAGATAAAATTCAACGTCTTTATGATCTTGAAGATATTGCTTTTTGTTTATATCAAAATGATACTAATATCGCAAATAAGCGAGCATATCATTATATCAGATGTTGCATCATGGATGAGATCTTTTATAATGAAGCTAAAGATGAACTTGATTTACCTGCTCAAGATGCACGTGAGTATTTGTTCTTAGGTGTTAAGAGTGAAATGTATTATACTGGCTTTAATAAAGAATGGGATAATATCATTGATAAGCGTCTTTATGATAAGTATGGTAAAGCACATCTGAATATGCACATCACTATGCAACAATGTAAAGATCATCTTGATGTGATTAGAACTTCTCAAAAAGCTATTACTGATTCAGATCATGGCGGAGAAAGCGAAAGTGCAGGTGAATAGATTACCAGCATTTATACCTCTTGATATTTATATTAAATATTACGGTAAACCTACTACTGTATTTGAACAAAGTAATTTAGATTTACCTGTAAGTTATTATGATACTCTAACTGAAGGTATGAGTCTTATTCATAGACCTTTTGTTGCAGGTTGGGCTAGTGTTCCTACTAATACTTTATTAGTTAAGGATACAATGGTTCGTTTTAAAGAGATTGAAGATTATAGTCATTACCAAACTGAATTGAATTTCGATGAATCTGTTTGAAATACAAGCTAATATTGATAGAATATTAGAATATGCTGCCGAGAATGGTGGAGATATAGGAGAAAGTGGTGCTGAGGAACTTGCGATTAGTGAAGAGGAACTCGGTGAGAAACTTTATGCTTATGCTTTTGTTATAGATCGTTATAACATTGATATAGCATTACTTAAACAATACAAGCAAGCTCTTGATGATCGTGTTAAACGTACTGAGAAAAAGATTAAACGTCTTAAAGATGTTATAGCTGAATGTGCGTATAAGTACGGTGAACCGGTATTAAAGAAGAATGCTGAAACTGGTATTAAAGAGCCTACTGGTAGTATGTCTCTTAAATATCCGAATATTACTATTAGTGTTCGTAAAGGTCAGGAAGTTGTTACAGATACGGAAATGTTTAATAGCTTTCTTAATCAAATGTATCAATATTTTGAAAATCCATCTGTTGATACAGTACCTGCGAACATTGATGCTATTAAAGGTTTTATTGATGTTAAACTTGATAAAGGTTTAAATCTTGATAAAGCTAATAAGATTAAAGCTATTCTCGCTGAACATGGAGTTACTTTTGAAGAAGGTGATTTCAAATTCTATGTTAATAGTACTAATCTTAAAGAAACATTGAATCAATCTCCTGAAGGTCTTGATGCTTGGACGCTTCAAGAAAAGGATATTGTTACAATTAAGAAATAAACTTCTATTGAAACAAAGTATATTATGCCTTTTGTAAATTATCAAAGACGTCCTCTCGTATTTAATGAGATGGGTAAACCTATCAATGATTTGAGTATGAAGGATGCTATTAAAGAAGCAAATCTTGATTATAAAGTAGGTATTAAAGAGACTCGTGTTCGTCTTGAAGATCCTGCTAATCCAGGTAGCTTTCTGTTATACAAAGTTCCTAACAGTTTTGCTACTTATAGAGAAGATACAAATCATGTATTTGGTGCTGTTGGTTCTAAGTACGAAGTTGTACAGAACTCTGTAGCTCTTGATTTTATTAATCAAATATGTGATTACGATAAGAGTGTTCGTATTGAAACTGCTGGTTGTTATAAGAATGGTGCGAGTATGCTTGTAACTGCAAAATTCCCTGATGCTATCACTATTGATAATAAAGATCTTATTGATAAGTATCTCTTATTTACCAATAGTCATGATGGTTCTGGATTAATCACATGTGCTGTTACAAACATTCGTGTTATTTGCAATAATATGCTTAATCAAGCTATTAAAAATGCAACACAACAGTTTTCTTTTAAACATACAAAGAATGTTCACAACGCTATTATGAGTGCTGTGAATAATATTCGTGCTACGCATATCTATCATGAAGCTATGCAAGAATCTATGCAAGCTCTTAAAGCCATTAATATTAAATCTAATAATATGACTGGCTTTGTGTATAATCTGTTTCTTAATGATGAACAACAAGAGCACATGAAGCTTAGAACTAATATCTTTGCTGCTGATAAGGATATTATTTCTACTAAGACTCAAAATAAAGTTAAAGCGGTTCTTGATACTATCGAGAATGGTGTTGGTCAAGAGTTACATCGTGGTACTGTGCTTTGGCTTTATAATGGTGTAAGTTGTTATCTGAATAATGTTGTTGATTATAAGTCTTCTGAAGATCGCTTTGAAGCTCTTACTAAAAAAGGTGCTTATAAGCTAAATCAAAAGGCTTATGATCTTGCCTTAACGGCACTAAGAGCTGCATAATGGAAGAAACTAAAACACATACGTGTTATATTGAAGTTGATGGGAATGTGATTACTCGTGATGCAAATGGAACTCTTATTCAAGAATTTACTGGTAATTGGTCTGTTTTGCATAAAGTGTATAGATTCGCTACTATGACCGCTGCTGAAAAGCAAAAGTATAAGCGTCTATCTCCTAATCTTTATATTGGTAGTATTAAGTATGTTATGAGGCATCCGGGTACTAACAATAGTTTTGTTGTTACTTCTACTCAAATTAAGAAGATTCTACCTTTCATTGTTAATGTGAATAAAGTTAGCTTTGGTGGACTGAGCGAATGTGGTGAAAGTGAGGGATACTATTAATACTTCTAAGCATAGTGCTGTTACAAGTGCTATGCTTAGTTCCGCTCCTGACCACACCATGTTCCCTACTGGGGTCTGGAAAGCTACTCTTAGCGTTTCTAATGCTAGTCGTATTAACGTTAGTACAAATCATCATAGCCGTATGGTTAAAACGACTTCAATAGAGGCTCATAGAGACACTTTCTTTTGTGATATGAACTAATTATCGTCTGCCAATAGATAATCAATATATGAAGCCCGCAGGTGGCAAAAATGGCATTGTGGAGCATTGCAGACCCCAGTAGAGGGATAGATGTGGAACGGGGCGGAGCGTTTGCAATGACACGAGCAGGAGTATGAGTAGTATAGATACAAGAAGAGAGAGGACTGACAGTATTATCTGAAAGCCCTCTCTCATTTTTTTTAAGTCCAACAGAAGTCCTTACTTATTTAGTTCAACTATCATCTGTAATATTGGGTTCTGTTGCATATAGTATGTATTGTTCTTTGGTAAATAGAACATCTTGTTGTATTGATTGAATAACGGAATAGTTTTCTTAAATGCAATCCAACGTTTATCTTCATCTTTATATGTACCTCTATCATAAAGCATTTCTTCATCATCTACAATCATTGGAGCAATAAGTGTCCAATAAGCAAGATTAAGAACATTAGACATACTTGTTTCAAAAGGTATAGGTGCCTCCATAGTACGTTTATAGAATGAATAAAGACCCCAAGGTGAAGTTTCATAAAGTTCAGTTTGAACACCATAAATAGTATAACAAGCAAGAGCAAAGAATCGATTTTCATCAAGTTCATCGTCATCATCTTTTGCAGCATATAGACTAGCAGCTACAAGAGATAAACCAACAAGAGTTGTAAAATTAAACATGGCTCTTTTTATATTAGCTTTTTGAGCTTGAGGTAGAGTATTATATCTAAAGTTTATATCTTTGAACCAATATAATAAACCGCAGAACCCATTGAATATAGCTTTAGCTTTAGTAGCAAAATCAATATCTTCGTCATTTTCTATAGCTTTATCAATAGTTTCTCTATAAGCACTTTTGCCATTAGATAATAGAAAATTTATCATATCCATGTAAGCACCACTTCTATAAGATTCAAGACGTTCATCAAATACAATTTTACCAACACGTTTACCCCAATAACGAATGAAGTTAGGACGAAGCCATTTACGGAATTGAAGAATAACCTCTCCCCACATCTTACCAGATAACATAGATTTATCAAAAGTATTATAAATACCATGAAGACTATGATTAACACCTTTAACTTTACCTAAGAATTTAGCAAAATCTTCAAGAGTTATATTACTTTCAGCTTTAATTGAAGCGATACCATCTTTAAGTTCAAAAGCATCATATATAACTTGATTCTTTTCAAACTCAACTCTAGCATTCTTAAGACCTTCTTTATAAGCCTTAGCGTAATTAGATTTCCATTCGTTAGTAAAGTTATTAGCATGATAAGCAATAAATCGAGAAAGATAATCTATAAATTCAACGTTATTACCTTTAACAGATTCTTGTTTATCTTTATATGCTTTATACTTAGTATAAGTTTCATCATCAACCATATCTCTAAAGAGACGTTCTCTAAGTGAGAATACGAATTGATCATAATTCATAATAGTACCTGCAACAATGCGATGAGTTTGCATAGCTGACAAGAAAGTAGCGAATTGCAAATAATGCTCACCAATAGTATTAGGAGCAAACATCACATTATCCCATTTAGACATACTAAGAGAAACAATATTAGTCTTAGTATCTACTCCAGCTTCAATGTGATCTTCAAAAATATTACCAGCTAACTTCATTAAAGCTGCATCAAGATTATTACAAGTATATTCACCAAGTGATGCCCATAATGATGGAAGAGCTTTAATATACATTTCATGAGCTTTAAGAAGTGTAGCTTTAGTAGTAAATTCACCACCAGTTGCTTCGCTTACAATATTGATATGACCTGTACCAATATTCTTTAAAGCAGCAGTTAAGTTCATCCACATAAGAGATTCACTATTAACTGTATGAAGTATATTAAGAAGTTGATCAGTTAATGTATTAATACGATTCTTACCTTCAAAAGCATCATAGAATTTCTTAAATCTATCAAAAGCTTCTGTTTCTTTACCTTTACGAGAAACAACTTCAGTTTTATGAGTATAAAGAGATAGAATCTTATTAATAACATTCTTACTCTTAACACCATATTCACGAGCTTGGAACTCAGGCATAGCAAGAATAGTTTGCAGAAGATTGAGTTCAGGCTCAAAGTCACGATTAACTTTAATACGTTTAAGCTGATTAATATAATTAAGAGTAACATTCATAGGGTCAAAGTTCATACGATCTCTAACATCACCTAATTGTTTATCAGATAACTCTTTATTATATTCGATAATATCTGCAATAGAAGTAATAGGTTTATAATAGCCTCTATGTTTAGCTATTTTATTAGCTTTTTCAATTAGAGCATTATAAGCTTCTTTATTTGTAATAGCGTAGAGATCATACTTAATACGACCTATAACTTCTGGACGATTAAGTGCAGTAGCTTTAAGATAGTATTGAGTCTCTCCACTAAGTGTATTTTTATAATCATCTTCTTGCAACTCATGATAACCAGCAAGTTGTTTAAGAGCATTCACATGATTAGCAGATATGAAAGTCGGGAAGAAACTAGCAGATCTAACAGTGTTAGGCATTGCAACATCATTAAGCTCTGCAAACATCTCTTGCATTTCAACTATCATATCAATATCAGAATGAGTAAGTTTACTAAACTTAGAGTCTCTATAATCAGCTTTCGCAGTTTGGACTTGAAGAAGAACTCGATTAGTAGTTTGACCTCTAACACTAAGTTTAATACCATTAGCTTCAGCAAATTTCTTACGAATCTTAGATTTATAGACACGTTCAATCAGCTTAGTATAATAATATGCTTCTTCGGCACTAAGATTAGGAAAATACTTCTTAGGATTATTATATACATCTTCAAGATCAAGTTCAAGTCTACCTTTAACAATTTTGGCAGGCATTGAAACATTCATAGTAGAATATATAGTTTTACCTACAGCACGAACTCTTTTCTCATGTTCTTTCTCAAGTTTAGCAAGAGCATCTTGAGCTTTCTTAACTGTAGCAAAATCATCAGATTCTAACAAAGGTTCTAACTCAGATCTTCTCTTAATATAATCATCGTATTCACGAGCTTTACCAATTTGATAATCATAGTTAGCTTTAGTCATATCAAATGGTGTAGCAAGTTGACAATTAGCTTCATTAATAAATCTAGCTCTAAAGTCATTAGAACGAGATTGAGAGAAAGTCATATCAGGTTTACCATTAGATTTCTCTTTATAGAATCTATCATACTTCTTAAATAATGCGAATGTACGCTTATTATTATTGAAAGCAAATTCAGTAGCATTAAGAGTATGGAACTCATATTGAGAAAGAACTGTATCAATGATTGGAATACCACTTTGAGCAGCAGAATCTAACCATTTAATAACAGTAGATAAATCAAGATTATCACCGAGCATACGACGAATATTCTCTTGAATATCTCTTTCATTTATAGTATAAACGCCAATTTCATCAGCATTAAAACCGTTTTCAACAAGCTTATCTTGAATATACTTAAACTTAGTATTGAAAGCAGGATTATGACTTCTTTGATTGATTAAGAAACCAAAGTAAATCTTAGAAGCATCAACAACTTTACGTTTAAGAGGCATAATCTCAGCATATAAACCTTTAAGATTAAGAAGAGCTTCATTAAATTCTGCAACACTATCTTTAGTATTTTGAGAAGCATTTTCAAAACTAGCTTCGTCAATAGGATTTAGATCTTCAATATAAGCTTGAGACTTTATAAGACTACTGAGTTTATTCAGATCAGTAACCCATTGTTTACGATCAGCAACAGTACCTTTAGTCCAAAGCTTAAATATAGTATCAGTATCCATTGGCATTTGAATAGCTTTAATCATATCTTTAACATTCTCTAGTATATTAGCATTATACTTGAATGTTTCAACATAATTAGGAAGACTATTCATATCTCTACCAAGTCTAGCAATTTCACTTTGAGCTTTAGCATCAAGTTTATCAAGATTAGTATTAAGTTCACCCATGAGATTCATTTCATCTCTAAGAAGCTTAGTATTACCAATAGCAGTCTTTTCAACTTCATAAAGAGTATTAATAAATTCAAGGTTTGACATACTAATTCCAGTATTATCATCAGCTATGAATTCTGTATCTAAGACTTTAGAGAACTTAGGAGTTGAGCTATTAATAGTATGAACAGTAGTATTAAGATCTTTTTTAATACCAATGTAATCAACTATAATATCATTGATACCATCAGCTTGAATTGCACTAACGTTAGTTGGATTTAGCCTTTGAATAAGCCTGTCTAAGCCCTTAAAAAGTTGTCCTTGTATTGTTAATCGTTTCAATTGAGAAAGCGTCTCTCCGTTGCCGATAAGTGCCAAATTTTGGATTTCCGAGGGCAGTGTATCGGTATCGAAAGTGTCATTGATAGCCGCCTGCAATGGAATAGTAGTAATAGCAGAAGTATCAATAAGACCTCTATATGTATCAGATTCATTACCAATATAAATTGTATAATCAGCGTTACTTGTAGCAGCATCTATGGCTGACGTAAGACTGTTATGAGTTTCTACATTAGTAACAGATGAATTAAATCTACGATAGAATTTACTCAAAATAGTAGCAAGTTTCTCGTATATTTCTTGAGCTTCAATGTTATATTTATAATAATCATTAGCTGTAGTAAGATATTCAGATTTAAACGTTTTATTAATAGGATAATAGAACGTACAATCATTAATATCAAAACGTTTATAAAGCATACCCTCAGGTAATTGAGCTTTGTAAGTCTTTTTAAGACCAGTAAGTTCTTTATCAATTACCTTTTCACGAGTCTTAAGATATACATCATCAGCATAACTAGAATTATTTACATATCTAGTAGGTTCAAAGATCATTTGACCAACAATGTTCCAAATATCATTATGTTTAATACCAATAGCATTTTTAATAACACTATTAAGAGCATCTTCTATATACTTACGAGTTTCAAGATCAACATCTTTATGCCATTCATTAGCTACTGCACCTTTAAGATCAAATACAGCTTTCGAGAAATTACTCTTAGTAATCTTAGTAAAAGTAGGAGTTTGATCTTTAACTTTACTCTTCTTACCATTAGTATCATAAATATATTCAGGTTTCATATATTTAACGATACGAGTATTCTCTGAATTAGCACGAACAAAAGCTTCGATAAAAACATCAAGTTCTTCGTTAGTTCTAAGAAGAATATTATCTTTATTTGCTTGACTAGCATAAAGAGCTTCAGCATAGTTATAAAGAGCAGCATTTTCTGAACGGAAGTTACTACCACCATCAGTAATACCTTGTTCTCTCATAGCTAATCTAATATCTCTATCACTAGTACCGTCGATAGATTCAAAACTAAGAGAATCAAATTGATCTCCCCATGAAGTCTTATAAGCACTTACATAGTTACCGTCTTTAGTCTTGAACTTACCATAAAGATCAATAGGAATATACTTAGAAAGATTACGACCAAAATCAAGTTTATTAACCCAGAATGCGTATTTAACTAAGTTCTCACCAAGAATACGACAATACTCATCAGGACTATTAATAAGCTGAAAGAATGTATCTCTAGTAAAATCAACATCATCACTTTCCTTAGTTGAAATAGAAATATATCCAGTTCTTACAATTGTACTCTCCATAGTATTAGGAGAAAGCAATGAAAGAATATGATTAGGATTAAGTCTAAGATTACCTTTAGTAACATATTGACCATTTACAGCAACATATCTACCATCAGTAAGTGTATTCTTAACCATAGCTAATTGAATACCAACAGGTAATTCTTTAAACATAGCTATTTTTTCATCATGAGTATAATTTCTACTTTCAAGTTCATTGTACCAATTTTTAAGATTGACATTAGTAAGAGCTAAATCAACAGCACCTTTGAATTTAAATTCATTAGTTTGTTCGTCTTTAACAATATTAACACATCCTAATAACTTAGCACGTTCAGCAAGAAGTGTTTCCGGACTTTTACTGTCATCATTAAAGAAAGGCATTTGTCTAACTTTATCAATAATAGCATAATTAACCAGAGCTTCTCTAAGTTCAGGATTATTAATCTGTTTAAGCTTAGCCATACAATAATTAATCTTATCGTTGAAAGCAGGATTCTCACTAATGAAGAGATCATGAAACATATTAACAGAGATCTCATTAGTAGAATACAATTGTTGTTGAAGAATAGGATAAGCACTATCTTCAATTTCCCAATTAGTATTAACAACTGACGGAAATATAGCTTCAATCATTGATTTATCACCAATTCTAAAAGGGGATTTAGGTTTATTAAGCTGAATTACTTTACCATCAGAATCCTTATTTTCAAGAAGATAATCATTAGCTTTAAGCAACCAATTATCAATGACTTCACCTTTATCAGTAATTGCATTTACACTATAGTATTTATAGAGTAATTCATTGCGCATACTTTCAGGAATACCTGCATCTTTAGCATTCTGAATAAGAGTATTAACATTATGCTCAAGCATTGCAATAGATTCAAAGAGTTTATTACTTTCAGAAGTTTTAGGACCAGCACCTTTCTTTTCAGTAATAAGACATCCTTGTGCACGTTTCATAGCATTTACAGCTTTATCAACGTACATATAGTAATCTAAAACTTCAAGTTGTCGATTAAGATAATTAGCATAAGCTTCAAAATCTTCAACTGTATGTTTATAGTTTTGACCTTCTTTAAATAGAGAATCAAGTTCAGTAATAGTTTTAGCTTTATTCTGAATCTTACTATCTACTTCGTATGCAGTAACACCAACTTCATTTGCAAGAGCTTCAATAAATCTAGCCATAGCATGAATTTGTTTCATGTTTATTGTATGACCATGTTCGTGAGCTTTCGCAATCGCCATATTACTAAGATCTTCTTGTGCAAGATATTTACTAAGTTTAGTAATAACATCTTTAAGACCTACATTATCTTGTGTAGTTTCAAAATAACTCTTAGCAAAAGCTTTAAGACTATTACCTTTATCAGCAAGAAGTTTACTCATAGTAGCAACAGTGTCAATCATATAATCACTGCGTACATTATGGAAACTAATATTAGTAAAGTTATTAGAGTTTTCAATAGACTTAATTGAAATATTCGTAACAAAATCAGTAATGATTTGCTGAGATTCAATAAGAGCAGAATAGATATATCTATTAGTACCTTCAACTTTAGCATTGCCAGCATTAAGATTAGCATTCCAACTTATAGGGAATGAAGCAAGTAAAGCGGTATTACCAATAGTATATGTATTCATATTAAACCAAAGATTATCTTTAACAGCATCAAGAATATGAGATGTTAATTCAGAACGCTGTGCAGATATAGGCTCACCATTTATATCAGTCCAAGTACCATAATCATTATTATAAAGAGAACGACACCAAACTGTAATACTATTAGACGCCACATCTACTTGAACACTATGTTCACCATTAGATAATCTTTCATCTTTAAAGCATTTAAGAATCTGTTTTTTAGCCCATTCAGCTTTATTAGGAATATCTTCATTATAACCTTTAATATCACTGAAATTAAGTCTAATAGGAATAGCAAATTCATCAGACAACATAGTCTGTGTAAATCCCATTATAGATAGAGCATTATCCGCTGCAATGGATTGACCTTTAAGAACTGCAATATTATTATTAATATTACGAATCTTAATCTGATCAATAAGAAAATGCTGATTCATCATAGAGTTATCATAACCAGCAATTCTATTTATATAAGCAGCAACAGCTTTACTATGATCAAACTCATTGGGTTTCTCTTTATTAAGAGTATTCTTAATATCAGAGTGAATACCAATCCAAGTATCAATTATAGCATTATCCTTAGCAGCTCTAGGCATACGACGATATTCATTAAGACTATTCCATTTTGGAGTAACAGTTTCTTTAATGAATTTCTCGTATTTAGCATCATAATCACTCTTAGCTTTTTTAAGTTTAGAGTAAATACTAGCTTTAGTATCATATAATGCTTTAAGGTCTGCATCAGATATAGCCGGATTCATATTTGCAGCATTATAAGCTTCAATCTCGGCAGACTTCAATTCCATAGCTTTAGCAAGTGCATTACGCTCGGATACATTCTTAGAGTAGAAGCGTTGTTGCTGTAGATTCTTATATTCTTGTTTTAAGCGTCTTATAACAGAATCGTCAATACTAGCTTGCTCATTGATTTTAGCATTAATATCTGCAAGTTCATTAACCAATGGAATCTTTTCTTTAAGATATGCGTTTTTAAGTCTATCTTTAACCTTACCGAAGTAAACATCAGAAACATATTCCAAAGATTGACGTTTATAAGTATCACTATCATTTTTAGTATATTCAACATATTGCCCATCAATAACGTCAAATTCTTTCATAGATAAGTAGATACTATCAATATCGTAGTCCCAACCAGTACGAGTAACAAGATGTTCAGGAACTATAGCTTGACTAGCACCATTATTCAGAACTCCTACAACTTTAGCGATAAACATAGATTGATGACCTTCAGTAGGAATACGAATACCAAACATCGTTCTAAGATTCTCTGGAACACTATTCAAATCAAGATTACCATTAGCATCTAATTTAAATCGAGAATCCCAGTTATTAAGTATAATCTCAGCAGGATGAAAGACTTTAGTACCATCGGCTTTAGTTTCCCAATATTCACTTTGAAGTTTAAAGTCAGCATTTTTCTTAATTATAGGCGTACCGTTAGCATCTCTTTTAATCGTACCATCTTCATTAAGTTCAGCCCGAGATTGCCAATAATCATCAGAGAACTTAATTTGACCTTCAAGATACATACGTTGAACATTAGCTTGGGTCCCTTCAACAATCCCTTTTTTGTCCAACGTAACAGCAGCGGGTTGTAAGAAAGTATCAGGTTGAATAGTAACGTGAGCACCTTTAAGTTTAAGATTAGTAACACGACGTGTAATACGAGCTAATAGAACTGATTCAATACGACTCTTAATCGTAGGATGATAAAAAGGTATAAAAGGTTTACCATTAACAACAACAGTAGCTTTTATGAAATTTCTATCAATTTCAGTTTCATTAAAATATCTACGAAGATCTGCAAGAACTAAATCAAGATCAACACCGATAACATTTCTGAGACCACCGTCAGTTTCAATTGAAGTATATTTAATATTACCGTCATTAGTAATAGCACCCCAATCAGCCAACAAACGATACATCTCATCATTTGCGTTAGCAGAAAGTAACATCTGATAATACTCAAAAGCTCCTGAACCATCATAAGAATAATCTCCAGTTTTACCTTTACGAACAGTACTACCTATAGTATAATCTCCATTAAATACAAGGTTATCAAGAATACGCTTTTGAAGCTGAGTACCAATCTTATTCTCTTCATCCATAAGATGTGAAGGAACTTGTTGTTGAATATAGAGGTTACTATGACTAAGAGTATGTTTAAAATCTTCAACACCTTTAGGATAACCTTTTAATTCAAGACGTTTGGTAGCTTCATTATACTGAATATTAAGAGTAGCTTTTGTACCATTAGTATAAGTGTATTTACCATTTGCATCTAAAATAGGGAAACCTTTAGAATCAACTGCAATATCTCTAGATATATCAAAGAGTTGAACTTTAGGCATACCACCAACTTTATGACCAGATTCAAAGTTAATAGAATCAATACCTTCTTGTTTCATCCAATCATAAAGAGTTTCATAACCAGTACCTTTGTACATACGTTTGAATATAACAAGGGTACTATTCTTATCTTGATGCGAAAACACAATATCAGTATTAAATCTATTATTAAGCGTAGACTTACCACGTTTATAGAAGTAATACTTTAACTGTTCAACAATACGTGCATAATCACTAGGACTAATAGGTGTATCCTCATCAGCAACAATATCAGCTAAAGTTCTACCAGAAGGTAAAGTAAAACTATCATAATCACCCATAGCTTTGAAACGTCTAATACACTCATCTTGTGTAATAACATTGAAAGCATCGGCAGTTGTAATAGTCTTAGAACCAAAGCGTCTATTAAGTTCATCAGAAGTTGCTTTATCATTTGCAAATGGTTCAAGCATCTTCTGTAACATATTGTCTTTAAGATTAACATCAGATACAACAATCTGTGTATATGTAGTATTAGAACGAGTAGTAGAACCCGGTCTTACACCTTGAGATGCACGCTTAGCCCAATCAAGAGCATTCTTAAATTCAAAAGTATAACCAGTGAATATCTCTTGAATAGCTATATCAGCTACGTAATGATTACAAAGAAGATTAGAAACAACATAACCCCAATAACGATCATTTTTATAATCTTCAGGAAGCGTTTCATTAAGAGCTTTAAGTTGATTCTTATATGTAAGAGTCGATTGAATATTATCTCTAACAGGAGCTAGATAATCAAAAGCATCTTGAAGATGACTATTGATTCTATCAACAAACATTCGCATATAAGCATTATCAATAACATCGCCGTAAGCAGTATTGAAATCTTCACCACAAATCATAAATGGCTCGAATTTACCGAATGAACTTGCGGCATCAGGATGAAGTTCATTAAAAGCATCTTCGATATAATCTATAATGCTTCTTACAGTAGTATTACCGTTAGCATCAGTATATCTAAAATTAAGATTACCAAACTTAAAGATATTACCTGTAGGCTTACCGTTTTTAAGAAGAGCTTTACCATCCCAAAATATAGGAGCTTGAAGACCTTCAAATATATCTTTATCAAAAGCACGACTTTCATAGAAATCTCTAAAGGCAGCTTCTGCATCACCATTATGATCACTAATCATTCTACCACGTTCATCTGAATCTAAAGAATTAAATTCTTGACGAACATCATCTTCAGGTATAAGAAATTCTTTCTTAATAGAAAGAGTTTGAGTATTAGCATCATAATCAAATAATAGACGTCTAGCTTCAAGCATCATTTCCATTTCAGTACGGAAAGTATCTTTCACACGCTGAAATAAATAATTAGATTCAAGATCATTAGTACGAGCTATTCGGTAATTAACAAAAGTACCATCAGTATCTATAAGTTTAAATGGAAGACTTCTCTTAATGGCATTAGGTTCAGTAAGAGTATTTCCGGTTACAAACTCATATATACGAGAAGCATCAGCAGAAGGTAATGAATAACGTCCTTGGAATTGACGAAGAATAACATCACGTGTCCAAATGTAATCATGCATATCAACATAAGGAGTTCCAATACCTTGATCACGATTAGACATACCATTAAATCGAGCATATTGAAAAGCTTTAACAGCTTCAACATTAACAGGATTTACAGCATCAAGAATACGATAACCATTTTCGTCAAGTATAGCATTACCATTTTCATCTTTTCTAAAATTAAAGAAACCTTTACCATCACCACCCATACCATTACCAAGATTCCAAATAAGAGGATGATATTTAGTACCTTTAGATTTTAAGAAATCATTGAAACGATATTTCATGAGTTCTACATTAACTTCACCAATACGATTAACAATACCTTGAAGCATTGACGTAATATGATTATAGAACTCAGGAGTATATTCTTGTTCACCTTGAACATTAATGTAAGACAAATCAACTTTAATAGCCGGATCACAACCACCTACAGTTGCAAGAATATTAATACGACCACGCATATCATCCACAACAGAATCAATTTCATCTCCTGCTTTGAAGCCTTCATAAAACAATCTTTTGATTCTACGTGATTGACGATCTTTAGCTTTTTCACTTTGCTTATCAGTAACATTAGCTTTGATTTGATTAAGAATCTTATCGAATACACCATCAATATTGACAAGTTCAGTCTCAATTTTTTGATATACAAGTTTATTAACTTTACTATCATCATTTCCGTCATGATATAAAGCTTTAATTACATCAAAAGGAACACTAAATTTAATAGATAAATAATTAAATATAGTATTAGGAGACCAATTGATACCAACATTGTTAGATTTATACAGTAAAGTATTTACTTTATCAGTAATAGATTTACCGGTTTTATATATAGCATTAATATCATATTGAACAGCAGCACGACTACCAACATATTGAAACTTATTACTAAGAATACTACGATATTGATTGTAGATATTAGTAGTAGCAAATGACTGACGATTACTCTCTTTAACAGAATAAGCAAGACTATAATCACTTTCTGACATATTGTAACTCATAGTCTCACTTTGAGTAACAACAGTCGTAGCCATATCAACAGATGCCATGTACATATTGTAGAATATTTCTTTACGTTCAATAGTACTAACATCATCATTCGGAAAAATCTCAATTTGATCAATAATAGGTTGAAGCTGACCATTATAAACAGATTCAGAAGTAACTTTAAGACTATTTATAAGCTCTTCTTTATTAGCTGCATAACGAGTAGCATCAATCAAAGAGTTCCAAAGAACATTAATATCAAATGGCATTGCAAGTCCATATTTATTATAATATGAAGCTGTACCATTAAATTGAGAATCTTCAAGTGTAGCAAACAGATTACTTTGATTATTATAAATCATTTCTGTAAGCATACGTTTAAATCTAGAAGAAGCAGTATTCTTACGATCAACTTTAAATTGAAGAGAACTATTCCAAGACTTATTAATATTTTGTTCATCAGTCATAGAAACACCATTAATCTCTCCCATAGTCATGTGGTCTTCAACATCGAAGTCATTAATATCAGCCATAAATTCAGCTTTATAATAATTAATGAAACTCTGCCAAATACCTTGATCATCGAGATTATCAAGTTGATCTGCAAGTCTAAGAAGATTATTCATCTTACTTTCATAACTAGTAAGAAGAGCATCATTATCTATAGCTTCATCAGTTACTCCAGCAGCTTCAAGTTCATCAAGACGATTATTATATTGAGCAGCAAATCCTAAATAACCAACATCAGGATTATCATTTTGAGCATACTGACGTAATACAGTAGCAATTAAAGAACGAATTGTAACACCATTCTTAAAATCTTTATAAGTAAGATTCTTGAATTGAGGTTCAAGTCTAAAAGCAATAGCAGCAAAGATACGATTCAAATACATTTGCTCACTATCAGCAATAAAAGGATAATCATTATCATACAGAACTTGTGCTTTCTTAGCGGGCGTATGTTTATGAAATGACCTTATTTCCGGCTCTCCCTGCTCATTTAATGGTACGGTAATACTTTTAGTCAAGCGTTCTATATTATTGCCATAGACGCTCTGAAAAGTGGCAAATTGGGCGTCTGTTAGTCTTGCATTTTGGACAGCACGAAGCAAAACCCAGTCCCCATACTCGGATGTAAACGAAGCAGATTTAAGAGCATCATAATCAGCTTTAGCAACAGCACGTGCTTTAACAGGATCATTAGGATAGAGCTTCTTTGCCCTATCCCATAGATCTTGAAAACACTTACTATCAGTATAGCTATCACCAATTTTAATCTGAGGGATAATATTACAATCTAAACCCATAGTAGAAGTTTTATACGTTTAACAAATACGTTTATTAGTTTCATCTAAGTTACTATTTTTATTCAAGCTATCAACCGAATCATGTAAATATTTTACAGCTTCGAGAACTTGTGCAGCTTTGATATTACTATTGGAACTAGTACCAAGTCTAGCCCTACGACGAGGAGTAGTTTGCGTAGGAGATTCAGCTGTAGCATTTGCATCACCATTCGCAGCTGTATTAACAGCATTTTGAACTTCTGTAGTCGTAGATTCAACAGTAGATATAGCAGACGTTCCGCTCCCTTCCACAGCTCCTTCTCTACCGGGGGCTGGAGAGTTCATCCGAATGCCATAAGTAATACCATCAGGTTCCATGTCTCTAAAGTCTTTATTATAGATTCTATTAAGAACATCATTAAAACGTTCCATAAGAGAATCAGTTTTAACTTCAGTATCTTTGAAACCAAAGATCTTCTCAAATATATTAAGAAGAACTCTTTTAAACTTCTCCCAAAACGTAGGAGTTTCAAGATTCTCAGAACCTTCAACACGTTCAGTAGTAGAATGAAGTTCATTGAGAAGTCTAAAGATACGAGGATCAGTTAGAGAATAAGTTACAATTTCAGAGATAGCATCTTTACCATTAATAACATTTTTAGCACCTTTAGCACGATCTTTAAGTTTAGTATCAATAGATTCAGATATACTAGAGATTTCTTGACTAATAATTTCAATAAATCTATTAGCAATACCTTTATCACTAAGCATATCCTTTAAGAATCTCTCACGATCATTTAAATCAGTTTTACCTGTAAGTTCAGCACGAGTATTTATAACAGCTTGATTAAAATCAGCAAACCACTCTTGCCACTCTTTATTATTATAATCAATAAGAGCTTCACGTTTAGCAAGTAATTCAGGATTATTAATATCTCGATGAGTAGCATTAAAGAATTTCATAATATAAGTATGAATCATCTCATGAGCTAGAGTACGAGTTAAATAACCTTGATGTTCCTTACGATTAGCATGATCATAATTGTAGTTAATATCAATCCTAAATTGATTACGATAAAAACCGTCATCAGCAATCTTAACAGGATCAGTATAACCTTCGCTTTCAATATTAATCTTAGCTTCACTTACATTATGCTTAATATAAACAGGATTAATACCAGCTTCATATTCAAGTATATTAGCAAGTTTAGAGATACTAGACCAATCTTCTTTATAACGATCAGCATCTTGAACTGTTTTAAGCAATTCAACGGGATCATAGAAACGTTGAGGAACATCAGTTTTAGTATCAAATGCTTTAGTTGCAATAGAAAACTTAATAGGAGCGTTTCCAGCAATAGTAACATTACTTATAACATTTCCATATCTATCTTTAACTGAAGCTACATCTGAATATCTAACATTAGTTGCCATATAATAATCATATATATCTTCATAACGTTCACCTGTAACGGGATCTGTATATCCAGTAGTATAAGAACTACCAGTAGAATCTTTAGCTACAGCAACTCCATCTTTAAGACCGAATTGACGAACTAGATTAGGAATTATACTATTAAGTTTATTATTAAACTTTTGAACATCAGCAGGAGTATCTAAGTAATAAACAGTATGTGGATAACTAGGATGATTTAAAGCACCATTATAGTTAGCAACATCAAGTTTATTACTAGAAGTATAATGAATAACAGCGTCACGTCCATCAATAGTAGTTTGAATAAACTTATGATAAGCTTCTTTACCTTTACCATCACCAAGAACAGCTTTGAGCATTACATAACGTTTACTACCGTCACCATTGTTACCAGATTGAAAATAAATATCATCCTGAACAGCACTACTACGTTCATTACATATAATAATATTTTGAAGTCTATTAGAAATATCAAGTCTAGCTTCGGTTATATTACCAGTATTAAGAGCAAGAATTTCTTTAATAGCATCACCAATATATTTTGTATATTTACCTAATTTACTAATACGAGCTTCTTCTGTTTCATCGGTGATAGAACCCATAATAGTATTAGGATATATAGGGAATACAGTATTAAGTGAATCAGTTTGAGGTATAACAACAACTTCATGACGTCTATTACCAATAAAAGTATCAGCTACATGAGGTGTTGCAAACTTATCTATATTCTGAACAATACCACCAGTTTTAGGATCTCTACCAACACCATTCTCATCAATAGTTAGTATTTGAACTCTAGGTTTACCTTTAGAATCAAGAACATCTTTAGTAGGCTTAATAGAATCTAATAAAGAATTACGATGATGCATAATAGGTAATCCATGTTTAGTTTCATGATCTTCATTGCGAGCTTCATCATTAATTAGTATTCTACCAGCACTAATATGACTTATTCTAAAAGTATTAGAACCTGTAAAGCGAATATCATTACGAATAGCTTGATTATTACGGAAGATCATTTCATGACGATTAACAGCGTCATTGAAATGTTTCGTAATAGCCGTAGCATTCATAATACTATCCATATTTGAATGATTAATTCTAGAAGCAGGAAACAAATCAGTACAAATTTGATATATTTGATTAAATGAAAGAGCTACATTATCAATAGAAATTTCACCGTCAGTATCACCTGTATATTCAGAATCAACAACTCCGATCATTGTCTGACTATTCATAATATCTTTAATCTGCTTAGATGTAAGATTAGAATACACAAGTTCTTTAAGTGTATCCATTAGCTTCTTAAAGCGATCTTTTCTAAACTGATCAAAGATAATATCAATGTTACGTTCAGAGTTCTCTCTATCTTTAGCAGATATATTATTACGAGGATTAAAAGCAATATCGTAATGATACATGAATCTAAATAGCTCTCTTTGATATTCAGCAAAGGTTTTAGCCATATCATCAGTAAATGCAAATTTACGTGGATAATACACACCATTTGCACCTTGAACTGTATACGCTATACCATTTGTAATAGTTTCGAGTTTAGGAATAGAACCTAATTTATACTCTTTACCATTACGATTCATTACAACATCATAAGAAGCTCTATTAGGATTCTCTTCTAAATCAGTTTGAACTACAGTAACCTCATCACCTTCTTTAATACCATCAAGTAACTCATAAATACCTAAATTAGTAGCAGTACTATTACCTAGAATATTCTCAGGAGCACCGTTAGGACTAAAGTTAATATCTAGACCTTCATGATATGTTTTACCTTTAATCTCAGGTGTACGATTAATAAAATCAAGAACTT